ATGCCTAATGGGAAAGTCAGTCAGGTCGTAAATACAGTAGCAATGATGGACGATATTGTGACCAGTCACATTGATGCCATGATTAGTGGTGAAGTTGTACCGGAAGCGTGCATTGCGCTAATAAAGATGCAGCAAGATATTATGCACACTATTGCTGATTTATTGGTTCAGCATGTAAGCGCTACCAATATATTTGAAACTGGCAGAAACTTCGCAGAAGCCTATGCTGGACAATTTATTAAATCGCAAGAAAACACGGCATCTGATGATGAAAAAGGATAAGGACTGGGATTTTTCCTGCGTTGGTCAATCTGGCTATCGTTTTATCAGTGTTCACCCGCAAGGTTACTGGGTGCGAATAAATGCCGTGCGCGATGGTAAGGGCCGCCATACCAAATTCTTTGGTATATCTTCCATGCGAACAGACAAACAAGCGCTTAAAGAAGCTGTTTCTTGGCGAAACCAAAAGATTGCAGAAATTGGATTGGTGCCTAAAACGAGAGCGAAACGTATTCGAGCGTGTCACCAGGATTTAATCACTGGTTTGCACCAAACAAAATCGTCAAAAATGCTTCAGGGTGGCAAAAAATACTATGACGTAATCGTCGTGTCGCATCCTTTTTTCCCTAATAAAAAGCGTTCATTTAGATTTGAAGAAAATCCGCGATATTGGCAACGGACGCGAAGCGAAGCGATTGCCTTAGCTGAAATGCAACGCATTGCATGGGAAATTGAATGCAATATGCAACCGCAAGAACCCAAGTATGCAGCACTGAAACCAAAACGGGGGCGTCGTAAAAATGCGCAGTGAATTTGTCAGGCAGTTTATTGAATCGGCACCGTATGTTGGCACGACAATCCTGTTTATCTTGCTGACTGAATATTCGCTCGACGATTGGCAGGCATGGGTGTTTGTGGCGTTTCACTTAACGGCGCTATTTCATTCTCACCGGTTGGTGTACTTGCGCGCTGCCAAGGAAGCGGCAATGATGGTGACGCAAGATTTAGGTCGTTTGCTGGACAATATGCGCGCAGAATTTGAAGCACGGGCCAGCCAAAAACGCGACTGATCCGGCGCGCACCGTAGTCTTTTAAGAGCCAGCTTCGCTGGCTTTTTTCTTACCTAAAATCTGTGGATAAGTGTGTTGATAATATGTGTGTATGCTCTGATCCGCTGATGATGTCTCTGACGTGTCACAGAGAAAATTTTTTGTGTGAATTGTGTCTCTGATCCGTTTTGGGACAAAAATCAGATGGATCAGAGAAAATGCAGCAGAATGCGGGTTGTAGTGGTATTCTTTGGTACTTGTTGAATCTCTGTGACACGTCTGATCCGTTAATTTCTCTGATCCGCAAAATCATGTCACAGAGGGGTAGAAACTACTTAAAAGTTTCTCCCCCCGATGAATTGACAGGCGGTGTGAATAAATGCGCTGAACAGGTATAATGGGCCGTGTTTTTAGCGGGGTTGATGTATGAAATTCAACTTGCCTTATCCTGTAAGTGTCAATGCGTTGTATCGGATGAATAAGCAAACCGGTCGGCTGTATAAAACAACTGCGGGAAAAGAGTACACCAAAGCTGTTAGGCTGATTTTATCGGCAGCGGGTATTGCCGATATAATGTTGTCCGGTGATTTAGTGATTAGTGTCACGTTGATGCTGCCAGATACAAGGCGGCGTGATATTGATAACTTGAATAAGGTGCTGTTTGATGCGTTGGTCGATGCGCGTGTAATTGAAGATGATGAACAATTTATCGGGGCCAATTTGTTGAAGTTGCGCAAAGGCAGTTATGAGGGTGATCCGCGTGTTGAAGTGGAAATAGAAAAAGCGGATTTGTTTGCTACTATTTAGGCAGATGATTAAGGGGGTGTTGTGTGGGAAAACAAACTCAATTACCAGGATTTTTCAGTGCAGTAAAAGCGACGTTTGAAATCGCCAGTTTTTTACTGGGCGTGTGGTGGTTTTATGCGTTTGCAGCGCTGACGTTATTACTGCTTGTCTACGGTACAGTTGTCATTGCATACAGCGTGATTGCGATTACTATTGTGTGGTTTTGCTGGTGGTTTTACGGTCACTTGTTTGTGTATATGGGCCAGAGTATCTGGCGAATGTTAACCGGACAAAAAACAAAGGCGCATTAAGCGCCTTTTTTGTTTATCGCAAGGTGCATTTTGGGTGTACCTAAGATGCACCACTCAAACGCTGATTTGTTGTGTGTAAAATCGGCTTCATCCAGAGCGATAAGTCGTCGCGGCCACTGTTACGATTTTTAAATGCTTTTTGTTCGGCTTCGCGCCAAGCGGCAATGACTTCGGGTGTTACGTTGTCGTTGTTATATACGACTGTTTTAAATGGGCCGTTATTGATAGAAACAAAAATATCTATCTTGGGTGTCCAACTGCATAGGCGGCGTGCAAACTTCACACGCGCACCATTGACTGAGCATAACAGTTCATCGGATTCAGGTTGTTCCCAGTCTGTGCCTTGTGCAAACAGGGTTAGTTCAAATTGTCCGTTAGCCATTGTTTGACTCCTTTTTAGGTGACGGTGTAACCGGTGTCAGTTTGTTAAGCAGATCGTGTGCGCTGATTGTTGCGCTGTCGATGAACTGGTAATGGGTGTTCGACGGGATATGCTTTGCGCCCCAGTGATACAGGGTGTCTGTGATGGGTTCCATCATGTAAAAGACTTCCCACACGCCAAGACGGCACCAACGGCGCGGGGGCAAGACTTCTAACAGATCCCAATATTCTTCTTCGCTGCACGGAGTAGGGTTTGTTGCTTTGTACTGTGTTGCTGTGTTCATTTTGGCTCACCTTATGCGACTGAATGTAATTTCGTGGACGTAGCAGCGCGATCCAGTAACTGATCGGTATGATAATCGGCGCAAATTCGCTCATATTGCGGCCAAGTCAACAAACGATACTTAGATCCTGGGGGGCGTTGTTTGAGCCATTCGTCCAAGTGAACACCGCCGGTATACTCGACAATGAAGTCCAGATTGCGCGGTTTGAAAGTGGCAGTTAACCGGCCACGAAACGGCAATTGAATGATGGGTAATCCGCGTCGGGTAGTTTTGGATAGCAGCAGTTCATAACCAAGCTGACAAAGTGACGGCTTGGGTTCATCGGCCAAGGCGCGATAGGCTACGTCGCGGTTTGCCATTGTGATTTCTATTTGTGCAGCATCTAAAAAGGAATGCACGTCGCACATTAGCTTATAAAGCATGTTTGAGTATTTCATATAGTTACCTTTGGTCATTGGTCTATGGTGTCGGTTTATATCAACCGTCAAAGCGCACCATTTAAGATGCGCTTTAGCTGTTAATATCCGGTTTTGAACCAAGTGATTTCTTGGATAGCTACACGAACTGAACTGTGTGAAATACCCAAATCAATCAATTCGCTTTCGACGTGTTCCAGCATCGCTTTTAAAACGTCCAGCTTATCTGGGTTTTCACGGTCGAAAACACGCATAGCGCTTGCAGCGTCAAACGCGGCTTGTCGTGCGTCGTGTAAGTAACCTTTGTCGTAAGCTACGTTGGGATCGGCTAAACAACATTCCGCCGATTCAGCGTTAGCTTTAAGCAGGGTTAACAGTTGAGTGAATGTCATTTGTTTACCCTCAATACTTACGTTCAACGGTTGGACAGATGCGCTTTAACGCGGTGTAGACGTGCGACGAGTCCAGATACTGAAACAGGGTGTCACAGATAAACCGCGTCAGACCGGCACCATACGCCAAGTCAAAGCAGAATCGCATTTGCAGGTCTTTGACTTTATCAGCGCGCGCAAATTGGCCGTGTTCGTATTCACGTATAAGCGCTTGCCGTCCATGACGATCCAACGTGGCGTTGATCTCTTTTTCTAAGACGGCATAGTGTTCGGGTTTCATTTTCATGCGCTTTTTTCCTCTGAGCGAAACACATCGCAAACATCGGATAACATGCCGGTGTATCTAAGATCGCGCTCTATGCGCAGGCCAAACGGGCCTTTAATTGCGGCCAGTTCGTTAAGCGACACTAAGCCAAACTCTTTTTCGTGGCCCTCGACAAAGCAGTACAGGTGCCAGTCACCATCGGGCTGTTGTTCGCCCTCTAGTACATACCACGTCCAGTTAGTCCATGGGGTGAAAAACTTGCAGATAATAGGTCTGTCACCGCTGCCGTCAGTTGAGCGCAGTGCGGGTAATTGCTTAATGATTGCTTGAGTTAATAATTTCATTGTCTTGTCCTTTGGTGTGTGTCTATTGGCAGATAGACGTTTAATCGGGTTGAAATTGGCCCGTCAATGCGCCGCCCTGGGGGGGACGCATTAGCTGGACAACTAGGCACCCGTGTAAGACACGACTTCGCGCAGGTATTTATCAGCCTGCACTTTGAGTTGATAACCGGCGATTATTGTGTCGATATGCACGTCATTTACATCGCAATTGAATGTCTCGCTAATGACTTCAACGGCAGCATCTTCAGCGTTTCCATCGTCCACGGCATCGCACCAAATATGGTGGGTACTATCGCCCTCTAAATGGAAAGTGACGTAGTAAGGCTGTAAGTCATGTGCGAAAAAATAAAGGTTTCTTGATGGGCTGTACCACACGGTAACGTCGAGCAGGTGAAAAACCTCGTACAATTCGAGATCGCCGGTTTCTTCCATGCGTACAAGTGGAAATTTTGGGGCCAACTTTGCTGCATCGACAATCGCGTTATGATGCGCATCGCTATCGGGATCACCCAGCGCAATAGCGCTGAGTGTCATAGTGTAAAAAATATCGGTATTCAGTTGCATGATACTTGCTCCCATTGGTGGTAGTGGACTAGAGCGCAATCGGATAATTTGCCGGTGATATGACAACGTTTAAAATCATCATGGCTTTCATCAGTCGGGTATTCCCATGAGCCATTGGCCCATGGGAGATTCGATTCAAAAATAAGCAGGCCCAGTTCTTCATATTCAGTCAGGCCCGATGTATCGCCATAGGCAAGCGCTGTAATAAAGTGCTTGGCGATGTAATAGCTAACAGATTGACGGCTCATATCAGACCCCGTTCAGCGAATGACACTACCGATCCATTACTACAACCGACTACCAGATGATCGATAATGCGAATATCAAAAAGGGCCAAAGCATCCTGTAACCGTTTTGTGATTGCCTTGTCTGCTTGGCTTGGTTCTGCTATGCCAGATGGGTGATTGTGCATCAGGATTAGTGCAGCCGCGTTTTGTTCCAGCGCTTTACGTGCGACAACGCGCGGATAGACAGCAGCAGAATCTATCGTCCCCTCAAAGACAATTTCAACGTCAATCAATCTATGCTGGCTATCCAGATAGACAACTGCAAAGCATTCATGGGCGCGATTAGATAGGGTGTTGAATGCGTAGTCTTTAGCGTGATTGCAACACGTAAAAAATTCAGGGTGTTTGCGTGCATACTTGTTCAAAATTTGATTAGCACGATAAACGGCGCGCTGTTCGGCAGCAGTCAGCGCAAATTGGGTAATTGTGGTCATAAATACTTGTCCTATGGTGGTATCGGGTAAAAGCCCCGTCAATGCGCCCAGTGACTAGGCGCATTAGCTGAGCCTATGCCGTCGCGCAATAGCGCTTTAACTCGCCACCAAGCCACCGGCCCAGTGGTACAGGTACGCCATTGCCGATCTGCTTATATGCGTGACTTTCAGCGACCGGAAAGCTAAACGAATCCGGTAAACCTTGCAGCCTTGCATACTCGCGCACACTGTATGGACGCACGCCACCTTTGAAACGTGGATCGGCAAGTAATCGCGTGGTCTTGTCTTTGCCATAGTGAGCCACTGCGCACGGCGCAATATCGCCCCGTGCAGGGTCAGAAATAATCGGCTTATCACGGTAATTGGCACCACCGTTTAACCGCGTGAACATCGACGGCGGTATAGATACCTGTGGATCCTTTTCGACTATCTCTGCCAGCGAAACGGGCCGAGTATTTACAGGTGGACGCGGCGCAAAGGGTGTCCGAGTCCCAAAGATGATTAAGCGGTCGCGCTTTTGTGGTAGCCACCATTGGGCCTTAACCGGCGCAAAGCACCAAATATAGTAATCAGGCAACTTCGTCAGGCATTCCATGACTACAGGGAATTTGCGCATACCCATAACGTTTTCGACTACATACGCTTTGGGCCGTTTAAGTGCCAAGTGGCGTAGAGCGTGCAAGAACAAGTCGTCACCGGTTCGCGTGCCGTGTATGTCTGCACTTGTCGCGTATTTATCACACGGATAAGTGAACACCATAGCATCGCAATCCGGTTGTTCAGTCACTAGCAACTGGCTTATATCTACTTGGGTAATGTGATCGCCCAGATTGGCCCGATACGTCGCGCACGCATTCTTATCAATCTCAAAAGCGGTTTGAATCTGGCAACCGGCTTGCATTAAGCCAACGTCCATCAGACCGGCCCCCGAAAAGTAGCTATTGATTTTAATGCTCATTCGGCTTCTCCGGTTTTCGACCCGGATAAGCGATCTTGGTACGCGAAAAAACGTCCCAGAAGCCAGTAGAGCGCACTTGCTATAGCAGGCATAAATGCTAGGTGAGGTTGAGAAAACAGCGCTAAGGCCGTTACAGCCCCAAATATGGCGGAAAGTACATAGCAGGTAGAGTCTGCATTATTGTCCATTGTTGATCCTTTGGTCTTTTGGTCATTTCTATGGTGTATGGATAGTTGCTGTTTGATACTATCCCGTTATCAATATAGTGCGTCCCTGTACACTAAATCAACAATAAATGTACATAAATGTACAAATAAGCGCACTAAACATACATATACCCACCATGGCCTACTGACCAAAGCTGACAAGAACACACACGTTTAACCCAGTAAAAGGCCCATACAATGAAGATACTCACCCAATTAACCGCTAAAGGAATGTCATTAGAACCCAGTGCCTTTGGTGGCCCGTCTAATGAGCGCTTAACCCGTACAGAACATGCCGACTTACTATCTGGCTTGGACGAAACAGAGCTACTGGCCGTCTACGCCATTGAACTATTGGATCGTTCTAGCCAACTCAAGCTGAAAATCTACGCGGATATGTGGTTTAGGGCAGAATTCTATGCAATCCATGGCAAGGAAATACCACCAAACGACGATTCATCGTTCTACAGGGTCGCATCTGGCGTGGTCGAGATGATTGTCCGGCACCCCCATGGCGTCCTGTGCCGATGCGGGGGGGATGCCGACTGTACTAGGTGTCTGGGTAGCAATTTACGTCCTTTTTCAATTACCAGTCTCGCCAAGGCCGCAGGAATGGCGCGCCAGAGCCTGTATAACGGGAAATTTCGGGAATGCTACGAAAAAATTTACGAGCATGTTTTCGGCATTTATAACAGCGCGATGCAAAAAATTTCGGCGCGCTATCGTCAAATGAAGAACGAATAAACAAAATAAATATTTTTCGGATTGACGCTGCGACACAAAACGGTTATCTTTTAACCATGCTAGGGGTGTTGATTCTTGGTTTGCTTTGGTCGGCTTCCTTTGATGAACCCTTAGCATCTATGGTGGAAAAAGCCCCTTGTATGTCCTTGCTTGGGGCTTTTTTTTGCCCCGCCATTGACCAAAAAAAACCGAACTATCTTCATTGTGAGTACCTCGCTCCCTTATGGGGTGGAGTCGTGTCCACCCCTTTTTTCCCAAAAAAAATTTTTTCAATTTCTGGAAAACACTATGGTTCCTTGGCTTACGTCCCTGCTGAAAGGCGGGTTGGGTTCGCTTGTGTCCGATGTGGCAAACGTGGCGGATCGGTTTATCACCACCGACGAAGATAAACAGCGCTTTGCTGTGGAAATGGAAACCCTTATCCAGAAACGCGAAAGCGAAATGGAACAAACCCTGCGCGCGAATCTGCAAGCTAAGGAAAGAATCCTGGTAGCGGAATTGTCCCAAGGGGACACCTACACAAAGCGCGCGCGTCCAACTGTGGTCTATTTCGGACTATTCATCATATTTATCAATTATGTCGTTGTACCCCTCGTAAACTTATGGGCAACCGGCGCTGCCACGCCGTTTGATCTTCCGTCCGACTTCTGGGCGGCGTGGGGTGGCATTGTGGCAACGTGGTCGCTTGGTCGCTCGTATGAACGGGCCAGCGGCAACACCAATAAACTTAGCCGTCTAGCAACCGGTAGCAGTGAATCCCAATGGCTGAAATAAAGTTCATCACGCCATGGGTGCATTGCGAAAACTGCGACGACTATATGTGTTCCTTGCATGACGTTCACGCGGCAGATTGTCCCTGCCCAGGCATAGAAGATTGGTATATCTACGACCGTTCACCTTACGACCAGTTTAGCGTCGAAGAATTGACCGAAATCATTTTGGATATGGCCCAGACAGACGTTATCGACAACGAATTCTTTATGGAAATCTCGCCTTTGCTGGTGGGAACGTTTGGGGATGCTTTTTAGCGTTGTCGGTTAAGGGGTCATTGTGGAAATAAGTTTTTATCACGTCATTGTCATGGTGATCGCACTACTTAACCTAGTGGCGGTGCCGTTTTTTCACTCACTTTTCGGACGGATCAACAAGGCTACGGAGTTAGCGGCGGAAAACAAATCAAACCTATCTGATTACAAATTGCATGTGGCGGAAACGTTTGTGACACAACACCAATTACTTCAACACCTTGCCCGTATCGAAAAAACCCTCGATGAACTGAAACAACTCATCTTGGAACAAAAGCGATAACAGGAATTCCCCATGGCCGGTCAAATCATTGCTAAGTCTGTCGAACAGTCCATGACAGTGCTTGAAGAACTGGCAGAGGATCTGAATAAGCGGCAGCTAGAATTTGCGCAACAGTACCTTGCCGACCCGAAGCGTGACCACGCAAAAGCGTACATGGCGGCGTATGAAAACTGCGGTTCGCTTGCCACGGCTGATGCCTGCGGCAAACGACTGTTACGTCATGGCACCCCGACGCGCGAATATATTGATGCGTGTCTACTGGAAGCGCGCACACACGGCTTTATGAAGCTGCGCATCAATGAAGAATTTGTGTTGAATGAGCTGTTTAAGCTGGCAGCGGTCAACATCAAAGATTTCTACGACCACAACGGCAACATGCTGCCGATTCACCAGATTGCCGATGAAGCGGCGGCTGGTGTGTCGAAAATCCGTGAACGGGTCATTAAACGCACCCGCGACGACGAGGAAGGCGTAGAAGAAGAATTGGTGCAGCGTGATCTTGAAATCGCTGACAAGAAAGGCGCGCTCAATCTATTGGGCCAGCACCTTGCCATGTTTACCCAAAAACACCAGCACGACATTAGCGGTGAAATGAAAGTGGCGCAGTTCTTTGATGCCATTTCCCAAGAAGTCACCGACTCGCTGGTATCGCCGCTGCCTGCGGATAATCTGAGACTGGACACCACAATTGACAGCGGAAACGGCTAATTCCACCAGCGTTGAATTCGACTGGGGGTTAATGCGCGAAAAGCTGTCCGATTGGGAATGGCGCGTTAATAACCTTTACTGGATCACTGACAAGAACGGTAAGCGGGTCAAATTCCACATGAATGAAGCGCAATTGGCGCTGTTTCGGGGAATGCACTACCGCAATATCATCTTAAAGGCCCGTCAGCTTGGGTTCACTACCTTTGTCATGATCTTTATGCTCGATGCGGCGCTGTTCACCAAGAACACCAAATGCGCGGTAATCGCTCACAGTAAAGACGACGCGACCCGTCTGTTTCGGGAAAAAATCAAATACGCTTACGACGAGTTGCCTGCGGCAATCCGCGATAACGTCAGGGCCACCAACGACCGAGCCGGTGAACTGGTATTCAGTAACGGGTCGTCTATCACAGTCGGTACGTCCTTTCGTGGTGGTACGCTTAAATACCTGCACATTTCTGAATTCGGGAAAATCTGTGCCAAGTACCCCGACAAGGCCCGTGAAATCGTCACGGGTGCCTTTGAAGCGGTATCGAAAGATTGTGTGATCTTTATCGAGTCCACCGCCGAGGGTAAGGCCGGTTACTTCTACGAATACAGCCAGCAGGCCGAGCGTAACGCGAAACGCGAAATTAACCTGTCACGGCTGGACTGGAAGTTCTTTTTCTTCCCCTGGTACAAAGACCCGTCTTATAAGCTGGACAACGACGCGATCCCTATCCCTGAACGGCTTAGGGACTACGCGAACACCTTGGCGTCTAAGCATGGCGTCCACCTGTCGGATGAGCAATTAGCGTGGTATGCCGCCAAGGAACGTACCCTTGGCAACGATATGAAACGGGAATACCCGTCCATACCGGAAGAAGCCTTTGCCCAGTCTATCGAGGGGGCTTACTACCAGCGCCAGATAGAAGATATTTACGAACAGCAGCGTTTAACCAAAGTCCCGCACGAAACGTCTGCCCTTGTGCATACATTCTGGGACTTGGGGGTGTCGGACGAAACCTGTATCTGGTTTATCCAGCAGATAGGCCGCGAATACCGCGTCATTGATTACTACCAGAATTCAGGCGAGGGCTTACCGTTTTATAAACGGATGCTGGACGATATAGCGTCCGAAAAGAAGTATATGTATGGCTTCCACGTTGCCCCGCACGACATCAACCACCGCGAATTCGGCACGGGTCTGTCCCGTATCGAACAGGCCGCGTCCTTGGGGATCAACTTTGAAGTAGCCCCAAAACTGGCGGTCGTAGACGGTATCGAAGCGGTGAGGGCGGTATTGCCCCTGTGCTGGTTCGATGAAGCCAGTACCGAACAGGGTTTCGCCGGTCTGCAAGCCTACCGTAAAGAGTGGGACGACAAGCGCGGCGTCTGGAAAGACCGCCCATGCCATGACTGGGCTTCACACCCTGCCGATGCGTTCAGAACGTTTGCGGTAGCCCTGAATTACCTACAAGACCAAATGAGTGACTTCCACGGCGGGTACTTCTCCGGCGTGCGCGTCATTAGTTCCGGTGGATGGACATAATGAACCTGGATCAACGTTATGCGGTAGGCGCGAAATTCCACACCATGCCTTACCTGTGGAAACTCACTATTGGCGATATGTGCTTTTATTCCCGTCACCAGTACCACTGGTGGCAACGTTTTTGTTTGCGCCTGTTAGGCTGGCGTGTTGAAAGGGTTGATGAATAATGATTGAGCCAACAGGCTTGTCCGGTGGCGTGTCCGACGAGGACGAAAACGCCCCGATGCAACCGGTCATTATCGACCGGCTGGCGCATCATGTTGCCCAGTGTTGGGATATTGCCAAACGTCACAAATTCTCGCTGTCCACCCGTCTGACCAATTGCTTGCGCCGCCGTAAAGGCGAATACGATCCACAAAAGTTGGAAGAAATTAAGAAAACGGGCGGCTCACAGATTTACATGAACCTGACCGGCGCGAAATCGCGTGCGGCCAAAGCCCTGTTAACGGATCTGTTTTCTACGTCCGGTGATCGGCCTTTTTCTCTGGCCCCGACCCCGATTCAGGAATTACCCCCTGAAATTCAGGAAGAAATGATCACCACGGCCTTGCAGGCGGTTATGCAGTATGGCGTCCCGCCAGAAGTGGCCGAACAGCTACTGATGCAGCATGAAGCACGCATAAAAGACGAAATGCAGCGTGAGGGTGAACGCCGCATGGAAAAAATGGCTGAATACGTCGAGGACGTATTGATCGAGGGTGGCTATCGTCAGGAATTTGAAGAATTTTTGGAAGATTTAGTCACTTACCCTTTTGCCATTTTGAAAGGCGTTGTTTACAAGAAAAAGCATAAGGTTAAGTGGGTGCCTGACCCGCAAACCGGCAAGCATGTTCCCAAGGTGGAAGAAAAGATCCTGCGCACCTTTAAACGGGTATCGCCGTTCAACTTCTACCCGTCACCGTCTACCGTGCGGATTGGCGATAACTGGGACATAGAGAAAATCAGCATGACCCCGCACGAACTGGAAAAGATGCGCGGCATGATGGGCTACAACGCCAAGAATATTGCGCTGGTCTTAAACCAGTACCGCATGAACGGTCTGCGTGAATGGGTGTTTGAAGATGGGGAACGGGAACGCCTAGAGGGCCGCAACGACCAGCTTCATACCAACTATGACCTGATCGACGGTCTTATCTGGACGGGCTGGATTCAGGGCAAGATGCTGCAAGACTGGGGTGTTCAACAGATGATTGAAGATCCCTATAAAGAATACAGCGTATCGCTGACCGTGATTGGCAGCTACACCATACGCGCCGTGATTAACCCCGATCCGACCGGCAACCCGCCTTATACCAAAACCTGTTTCCGCAATGTGCCTAACTCGTTTGCCGGTGAAGCGCTGCCGGAAATTCTGGCGGATATTCAGGATGCGGCCAACGCCACGGCACGGGCGCTTATCAACAACATGGCGATAGGCTCAAGCCCTCAAGTGGCGGTCGATATTTCGATGGTGCCAAAAGGGCAGGACATTACCAACGTCTACCCGATGAAAGTGTGGCCCTATTCATCCAAGGCGAACCCGCAGGGTGGGGGCCGCCCAGGCGTGGTTTTCTTCTCGCCTGAAATCAAAGCCAATGAACTATTGGCGGTATATGAGCGCTTTGAACGTTACGCCGACGAAAAATCCGGTATTCCTGCCTATTCCTACGGCTCCGACAATGCCGCAGGGGCAGGTAAAACGGCGTCCGGCTTGTCCATGCTGATGAACGCGGCAAGTAAAACCATGAAAGACGTGGTGCGCTCTATCGACATCAATGTGATTGAGCCGCTAATCGAAGCGGTGTACCACTCGCTGATGCTCGACCCTACCGTGCCGGAAGATATTAAAGGGGATGCGTCCGTCCATGCGCGCGGCTCCGATGCCCTGATGCACAAAGAAGCCATGACGATCCGAATGCAGGAACTGTTGGCAATCACCAATAACCCAGTGGATCTTCAAATCCTCGGTCTTGAGGGCCGACGCGAACAACTACGCGAAGTGTTTAAAAACACCAGCATTCCGGTGGATCGCGTCGTTCCGACCCTAGAACAGATGCAGGCCCGTCAGCAAGAACAGGCCATGGCCCAACAGGCGCAGGGACAAAATGAACCAGTACAGTGAAGAACAGACCCGCCAGCTTCGGGCGATTAACCGGATGCGCGCGGCCTGTCACGATGAATACGACGCTTTACTGCAATTTATCCGTCAGTTGGAAATCGACCACACCGAAAGTCTGATTTATGCCAACGACAAAACCACCAGCGATTTTCAGTCGCGCATTCTCGAACTGCGCGACTTATTGGACGTGTTAAGCGATCCAGAAAGCGCCGCCAATGACGGCGAAAACTAACCCTTACGATTAACCGAAGAAACCCGCCTTGTGCGGGTTTTTTCATTTTAACCACCCCAAACGTGAATACCGGCTGGAACACCGCACTGGCTCCGCTACGACCGGCTCACCCATGGAGTACCAATGGCCTTACCAAGCGCTTTACGAAAAGCCGAAGAAGAAGCCAATGCGCTGATTCAATCCGGCAACCAGCCACCAACTGCCGCTAATGACGACAACACTGGTGATCCGACCCAAACCCTGACCCCTGAACCGCTGAAACAGCAAGGAACACCGGCCCCTGCCGACTCCGACGACTGGAAAGCGAAATATCAGGTCTTGCAAGGCAAGTACAACGCCGAAGTACCGCGCATGAAAGACGAACTGGACGCATTGCGCCAGAAAGTCGAAGCCGGTGCCAAACCCGATCCAGAAACCACTCGGATGCTGATGGATCTGAAAGCGGCCAATGACGAGTTGAAAAACCAGTTAGCGGAAGCCCAGAAACAACCAGCACAACTGAACCAGTATCTGACGGACGAATACGGCGAAGAATTTGCCCAGGCAGTAGCAGAACAAGCCGAACAACTGGCAGAGCAGAAAACGTCAGCACTTCGCAAAGAACTGGATGCGATTCGTAACGAAATCGGCAGTGTGCAGAAAACCAACAAGGAAGCGTCGAGCAATATGTTGCTCACCACGATTGCGACCAAGTTGAAAGCGCACAACATTGATTTCGACCAAGTAGATCGTGATCCCATGTTCCGCGAATGGCTAGGCGAACCCGATCCCTTTTCAGGGATGCCGCGCGGCTCACTGTTACACCAAGCATTTAATCAGGGTGATGTGGACAGGACTGTTGGTTTCTACACCGCTTACAAGGCCCACGAACGTTCCCGCTTGGGAAAACCCAATTCGCCTTTTGAACAACACGTAGACCCAGTAGGGCGCAACAATCCACCCGATATGGGTACGGACGGTGACTTTTGGAGTACCGCCCAGATTGACGCGCTTTATAACGCCTACAGCAAAGGTCAGATCAGCGAAGCGGAGTTTGCCAAACAGGAACAAAGTCTTTTCAGGGCTTTGAATGCAGGCAACGTGCAGTAAGCACACCTGTTAAGCCCCATGTGGAGTATCTAAAATGGGCTTTCCTATTGATGCCAGTGCAAAGAACTATTCCAGCACTGGTGCAAACAACACCAGCAAATTCATTCCTCAAATCTGGTCGAAAAAACTCTTAGTTAAGTTTTACGATCAAACCGTGTTTGGCGCTATCGCTAACACCGATTACGAGGGCGAAATCAAAAACTACGGTGACGAAGTAATCATTCGTACCCGTGCCGATATTACCGTCAATGATTATGTCAAAGGCGCTGGTATCACCTACGAACAACCTGAATCACCAACGACCAACTTGGTGATCAATCAGGGCAAATACTTCGCGTTTAAATTGTACGATGTAGATCGCGTCCAATCAGACTTAGCGCTGATGGATGAATGGTCGCAAGACGGCGCGGAGCAAATGAAGATCAAGGTGGACACCGATATTCTGTCGGCTATCCCTGCTATGGCCGGTCACGCTGGTCTGACGGCGGGTGCTGACTCGAATATTAGCCTGGGGACAACGGCCACGCCGCTGTCTATCACCAACCAGAACATCGTTGAAACCATCGTTGAGAAATACGGCGTCATTATGGACGAACAGAACATGCCGGAAAGTAACCGCTTTGTGGTACTTCCACCAGCATTGTGCGCGCGTCTGAAAACGTCTGATCTGAAAGATGCGTCTATTACCGGTGATGGTAAGTCCACTCTGCGTAGCGGTCGAATCGGTATGCTGGATCGTTTCACGATCTACTCAAGCAACAACCTGAACCGTCCTGCGGCTGGTCAATACGATGTGGTGTTCGGACACCAGTGCGCGTTGACCTTTGCAGCGCAGATTTCCTTTATGGAAAAACTGAAAAACCCTGATGACTTTGGCGATTTAGCCCGTTCCCTGATGGTGTACGGCTACAACGTCATTAAGCCAGAGGGCTTAGGTCACTCAGTCTTAACCCTTGGTGCCTAATCGTACTGGGTTATCCCTTAAAGGGACGCTTTATGCGTCCCTTTTTTTATGGAGTGTTTACGCATGTCTAATCAACGTCCTGTGGGATTCAAAAACAAGTTTGGCCGCACGGTGCCGTACAATCCTGGGCTTGCCAAAGTAGCCGCTACGTTTGGTTTATTGCCGGTATTCGATGAAGAAGAACTGGAAGCCAATATGAGTGGGCCGGTCAAAGTGACCAAAGCAAAAGCCAAAGCCCCTGCCAAAGTCACCAAAGCTGCCGCTGAACCTAAAGCGGAGTAAGTTAAATGGCAACCACCAAAATCATTGATCTGATCTCGCGCGCTGAAACCATTGTGCAGGATAAAACGTCTGTGCGCTGGCCGAAGCAAGAATGGTTGAACTGGTTTAACGATGCCGTGTTGGCGGTCATTATTGCCCGTCCTGATGCGTCGGTCGTTAACGAAGATTTTACGCTGGATGAAACGGACAGCAAACAATCTCTGCCCAATGATGCGCTTCGGTTAATGACTGTGGTGCGCAATAAGGCCAGCGGTGTGCCGGTTCGCCAGATTGCCCGTCACCAGTTGGACGATCAGTTACCGGACTGGCATACCAAAACCGCGTCAACCGTTGACCATTATGTGTACGACGAGCGCGACCCCAAGCACTTCTATGTGTTCCCGCGTCCAAGTGCAGCAAGCCATGTGGTCGAGTTGATTTATTCGACGGCCCCTGCGGCGGTCACTATTGCTGACTTTACGACCGACACCCAAACCCTGTCGCTCGACGATAGCTACTTAAATCCGTTGCTGGATTTCATGCTGTACCGCGCGTATTCCAAAGATGCGGAATATGCCGAAAACGCGCAACGCGCTGCCGGTCACTTAAACGCTTTCAATTCCCTGCTAGGTATCAAAACGCAATCTGACACGGCTATGGCGGGTCAGGCCAAAAATCCTTAACCGATAGGAATGCACCATGGCGGAAATCACCAGCTACGCGCATCTGGTTGCGCATTATTGCCCCAATTTGCCCAAGCTGATCTTTCGTCGCGCGTTTATCAGTGCGGCACGGCATTACTTCACCCAAACCCAAGCATGGGAAGAAGTGATCAAAGTCTCGTTAGTGGCAGCCAAGCAACGCTATGCGCTCGATACACTGGCCGATGATGCTGAAATCGACACCATTATCGACGTGTACTCTGACACCGGTAATTTGACCGGGCTAACCGGACGGCCTTTTGCCATGGGGCAGGATGCGCCACGAAGTTACTACGCCAATGCCAAGCGCACCGTCGGGTTCTATCCGATCCCCAAAGAAGCGGGGGTGGTGTACGTGCAAAGTTGCGTAAAGCCGGTACTGGAAGCAGACACCATCGACGACGATGTGTTCAGCGACAATGCCGAGGGCATTCTTGCTGGCGCCGTCTACGAACTGAAAATGATGCCCAATACCGATTGGTACGACCCCCAAGGGGCGTTGTACTACAAGGCAGAACGCGACCGGTGCATTGATGAAAAGCGCATCGAAATCGCCACCCACTACGCCAATCACTCTCTGATCATGACCTACCCCAACATTCTATAAGGCGCTTTTATGAGTTGGTTCCGTGGCAATGTCACACTGACACAAGACAGTCAGAGTGTGACGTACAACAGCGGTGATCCGATTGATAAGCTGAAAGTCGGCTTTTTGTTGGTGGTTGATGGTGATTTCTATGAAATCATCGGCGTGGACAACACCCCAGGATCTGAAACTGTTACCCTGTTCAGTGCCTTTTCTAAGACGGGTCTGAACAGCGGTGATCCCCTCACCGTTGATGTGATAGGCATTCCTACCGCCTATGACTTTGCCGACGCCACGCTGTCTATGCGTGAATTAGCCGTACTTGGCACTAATACCCTGTCAGCCCTCAATGCGTGGGCCACCTCTACCAACGATACCGTTTCCATTACCGATGCGTCCGGCACCGTGCATGTGATTAACACGCTCTACAAAATGCAGAGCGATTATGCCTTGCCGGTGTATGGCGGTGTCAGTTCAAACAATGGTTTAGCATGGGTCAAAGCCCCCAATGGTGGAAGCTGGACACCGGCTACCACCACCACCGATCTGACGTTCACGTTTTCACGCGGGGCGTCGGTGGTATCTACTCACGTTATCCGCGCCACACTCGACCCCGCGACCGGCTATATCACAACCGCCACCGAGGGCGCACCAAGCGGTGAAGCGACGACCTTTAGCCGGATTGGTAATGGCACGTCCAATGTCACCGTTACGATCACCCACAACAACACCGGCATTGCTGTGCCTGTTACCGTGCAAACGACCCAAGGCGGGACAGCGATTGCGCCGGAAGTGGTGGAAGTCAGCCCAGGCGTTTACAAAATTATCGGCGCTAACGGTGAAATTACCGTTAAAGACGGCCTGAACGGGGATGTGCCTACGCTGACAGATAACGGCGATGGCACCTACACCATTGATAACGGGCAGGGTCAAACGCTGGTGGTATCAGACGGCGAGGACGGCTACAGCCCGATCCACGGCGTTGATTATTTCGACGGTGCGAATGGCGATTTTCATAGCATCATCTTTAAGGTGTCGGTTGACGGTACACCCCCCGCAACTCCGACCGGTGGTAGCTTTAATGGCACCCTTGAAATCGTGCCTGACGGGTGGACTGATACCAGCCAGTATCAGGGAATTGGTATCGAATACTGCGCCAAGGCGGTGTATCGCCACAACCGGCAAACCGACACATGGGCGCGCACCTCTGCCAATTGGTCGGCTCCGGCTATCTTCTCAAAAGCCGGTATCGACGGTGCCAGTGCCTATCAAACATGGATAGCCAATGGCGGCGTAGGGACAGAAGAAGATTTTTTACTGTACCTCAACGGCAATGACGGCACCCCTGGTAATCAGTGGTTCACCTCTGCCGGTGGCCCCCCTGCGTCGGGTACGGGTATTGCCGGTGACTTTGCGTTGGTGGATGGGCGCTACGTCTATAAAAAGACGGACGAAACAACGTGGACGTACCAATCTGATCTGCTAGGCCCACAAGGCCCACAAGGGCCGCAAGGCGAGCAGGGGCCGCAAGGTGTGGCAGGTGCGAAAGGGGCAGACGGCCAAACGACCTATACGTGGATCAAATATGCCGATGATGCTACTGGCACCGGCCTGTCCGACGACCCGACTGGTAAAGCCTATATCGGTTTTGCTTACAACAAAACGACCGCTACTGAGTCCACCACGGCAGGGGATTATACGTGGTCGCTGATCGTCGGGCCGCAGGGTAATACCGGTGTGCAAGGGCCAAAAGGGGATGATGGGCAAACGACCTACACATGGGTTAAATACTCTGCCAACAGTGACGGCACCGGTTTAACCGATACCCCGCAGGCGAACACGGCGTACATCGGGATCGCGGTAAACAAAACCACGGCAACCGAATCAACTAACAAAGCTGATTATGTGTGGAGCCTGTTCAAAGGCCCACAAGGCGATCAAGGCCCACAAGGGCAAACTGGTGCCACTGGTTCACGCGGCGCAGCAAACTATGAAATCGTGGTTACGGCAGCGTCATGGAGCGATACCGCTGCCAATAACGTGACCACGGGCGCAAATGTGACCTATGACACGGTGACGCAATCCAATGTGACCGCAGGGCAGGAATGGTCGGTTACAAAATACTGGAACGGTAGCGCATGGGTGGCAATCAGCCGCGTGATTGATGCGTCGTGGATGTTCAATAAAACCACGTTCTTTGCTGATCTGGTGGCCGGTAGTGTGACCGCCGATTTTCTGGATGTGTCGTCAATAGACATTGAGCAGGCGAACTGGGGCGATAACGTCACAATCAATGCCAATGGCGTGAATTATGACGGCTCGTACCTTGGCAAAGCGTCCATGGCTGTGAACGTGGACAACTATGTACCCTGCGGGTCGTACTACGATGTGATCTATGGTGCGGGGATCTCTATGAGCATCGACCGTACTTTAGGTGGTGTAGGGGGAAACCCTAATGCGGTGGGCCTGTTCATAGAACAGAACAACGGCAAAGGCATTCAGATTTTTGCCCAAGATACCACCAGTGCAGGGGATTACGGCATTTATGTGACTGCCTATCCTGGGTGTGCCGGTGGCGGGATTTATAGTTACCGGTCAGACGGCACGGCAGGCTATTTTCAGTCGGACAATTACATCGCACTTTATTGTGCGTCGTCGCACACGTCTTTGCCTGCACTGCGCGTCAGCGGCAACCTAGAAGTGATTGCCGGTGGCACCCCTGGTAATGTGATTATCAGCGGTGAATACTCCGGTGATGATTTTGTCATTTCGTCAGATCGCAACCTAAAAACCAATCTCAAGCGCATCGACAACCCGCTGCAAAAACTCGACGCGATCCATGGTTACACCTTTGATTGGGTCGATACCACCAAAGGCAGCGCGTCACACACGGTTGCACAGGAAGTACAGGCCGTATTTCCAGAAGCGGTCAGCACCAAGGCCAATGGCTATTTGCAGGTGTCGCAGGCAGCGGAAATCGCCTTGTTAGTGGAAGTGTGCAAAGCCTTGCGTGAGGAAATTGAATTACTCAAGGCGGCGCGCTAGTGGCTTCCTACTATATCGACGCGCTTTATATTGGCGGAAACATATCGCTCTATGACAATCTGCCTGCCAGTTTGGCGGTCGGTGATACTGTCAACATTACCAACGGTGACATTGACGAATTTCTTGAAATCACGTCGATTAGCACAACCTTTTGGGATATTGGCCCCAGTTATTTCTTAGAGCCTGATGCGTCCGTTATGCTCACCGTCACAGGCACGGGGTCTGGGTCTGACACCATTAACTTTGCTTTTGGTGTATCAAGTACCGGCAAGGTATTCAATTTTACCGGATCTGCCGTTCCGCCGGTTGCGCCCAATGCGCCGGTAGCGTCCATTGTCAGCGGGTCGTCTACGTCCGTAGCATGGACGGCTCTATCTGATCCGTCTGTCACAAAATACGAAATGCAGGTCAGTGTTGGCGGCGGGGCTTATGGCACTACCACCAATGTTGGACTGACTTCGCCAAAGGTTTGGACGGGCCTTGTTGACGGTAGCTACAAGTACCGTATTCGTGCGGTTAACAGCTACGGTAACGGGGCATGGAGTAGCGACAGTAATACCGTTGTACTGGACGATACGCCCAATTCGTTTGGCTTTACCAATAAATCCAGCGCCAATTTAAGTACCTACTACGAAGCCACGACAACTATCAGCGGCTATGTGCAGCCGGTAACGGTCAGCGCGACCAATGGTGCGCAGGTCAGAATTGGTACGTCCGGTAACTGGTATTCCAGCGTCACGGCAAACCCGACAACGCAAACGATTGGCGTGCGAATGCAATCGTCTGCCAGTTATTCCACCGCCAAGACAACCACCGTAACAGCCGGTGGCACCAGTGCGAACTGGACAATCACAACGGCGGTGATGGATGAAACCCCAAGCGGGTTTAATGATCCGACCGATATAACCGGCGCAGAACTGGACACGTACTATTACTCTGTTCCCTATACGGTAACGGGGATCAACACGTCCGTCGCAGTGACAGCCACGGCAGGCGCAGCGGCCAAGATCAACAATGGCAGCTATATAAGCGGCTATGCCGGTACGGTAGTAGCCGGTGATCAGGTTACGTTCCGAATTGCCTCGTCGTCCAGTTACCAGACCGCCGTAAATGCGTCGATTGGGATTGGTACGGTCAGCCACACATGGACGGCTACTACCCGCGCGAAAGACACTACCCCGTCTGGGTTTACTGCGCCGTCTGCTGTAACCGGTGCGCAACTGTCTGAATACCGCTACACCGAACCCTATACGATCACCGGTATCGATCCTGCGGTGACAGTCAGCGGTAGTAGTGGGGTCGCGTTTAAAATCAATTCAGGCTCGTATGTTACCAGCGGCACGGTCAACAGTGGCGATACGGTCATATTCAGGCAACAGGCGTCGGGTAGTTACTCTACGCTTGTCAGCCGCACGATCACGGTCGGCAGCACCAGCTACACATGGAACGTTACGACCCGCGCCAAAGACACCACGCCTAGCGGTTTTTATCAGCCTTTGGCGGTGGGTTCACTGGTGCCGAATGCGTGGGCCTATACCGACACCTATACCATTACCGGTATCGATCCCGCAGTACCTGTAACCGGTGGGCCGAATGTGGAATTTTCAATTGCTGGCGGCAGCTATGTTACCAGCGGCACCATCAATAGCGGTCAGACCGTGCGCTTTCGTGGCAAGGCCGCAAGTACCTATAACACAACCGTACAACGTATGGTGGCAGTGGGTAGCACTACCTATACGTGGTATCTGGACACACTGGCTAATCCACCGACTTCTACGATTGGGATTTCTGAGCCGCCCATTGCGCTAAGTGATGTGATTACGTTCTTTGGGGGCGGGACAAAGTTAAGCCAGTTTGTCAGGGCAGGTGCCTATGTACCTAACCTGGTTGAAAACGCTGACATATCTACAACGGCCACCGGCCTAAAGCTCTCGCAATTCTTCGATTGCGCCAAAAACTAACCTTTCAGGAATCCCGTATGAAATACGTCGCTATGGCAAAGGCGGTCTGCCTTTATGTCTTTATCGTTGTGTATTGGGCGCTGCTTATCGTCCTTTATTCACCCGTTCAATTGCCCGTAACCCTGATCGCAATTTGGGTTGAGAAAACCGGCGAAGTCCACTGGCGCAAGTGGCGCTACAACCTCTGGATCGGGCAAGACCAGTCCCTTAACGCCCTGCTAGGGGGGGACAGAGACATTACCCTTTCGTCCCGAATTGGCTGGAACGCCGAGCGCGGCAGCCAAACCGCATTGTATATGGAAGCGTGGCTAAACCCCGTCTGGGAACTGTTTACCGGCATCGACAACCATTGCCGCCGTGCGATTGAGCGCGACGAACAACATAACAAACACTGGGGAGCCTAACGCATGAATCTGACTGAATTTCTGACACAAGCTGTCTATGACGCTATCGATCCGCAAGACAACCCCGTTACGTTGAATTTCACCCTGCCAGATATAGACGGAAATTTTGTTACTGATGCTGAGTCCCTTTGGTACGCGCACCGGTATGCAGTGACGGAAACCAACTATATCGACTCCAATTTAATGAATGCGCTACTGGCGCAACACTCGCTGGCCGCGTTCTTCGAATGGGAAAAGGGGAATTTAACCAGCCCTTTTGCTGATGCCTGTATCGCATTCACCAATGCGGTGAAGCAGCCCAGTAATTTCAATTTTAATAGTGCCACCATTAACGGCGCGGCAAATGTGAATATTTTGCAAGCGATGATTGATTACTACGGCACCCTGGGCAGTGGTGCAGTAACTGAACTGAATACCACCTATGACGTGATCACAACCCGCTTGACGGCGTTTCGCAATTTAGTCACCGTGATTGGGGTTAAGACCTCTTATCCCTTGGCAAATTCGACGCTGGTTCAGGTCATGCACGCCAGAAACCGCATGACGTACAGCACGCCCACCATTTCAGGGCGCTTCGCTGTGATTGAACAAAATGCAACAACCGATAGCTACGACCCGATTTTATGGGGTTACAACCCCCGTACACTGCAATGGCAATCCATCAACGTGTTCAGAAACGTGGATGCAATAGGCATGTATGAAGCAATCATTCCGTCTGAATGCAGCGGGTGGTCGCTGCGGGTAGACAATCCGTTCAATTCGCACACTGAGAATGCCTAATGTCAATTTATGGTCTGAACTGTAACGGCTCTACGCAATATGCCGCACTGGACACGTCCGTTGCGTCACTTGCGGGGGATTTTGCGTGGCTGTTCTGGGCAAAGCTGGAAAGTAAGGCCACCGACTTTCATTACATGCTGTCAACAGGGCCAATAGCGGTAGGGCAAATCAACGTAGCCTTTCAGGAGTCTACCGGCAAACTGGGCTTAAATATGTTGGGTGGCGGCTTGGCATTCCACCCAACGGCAGTTCCCAGTTTGATTGGCACCTACCACCTGATCGTAGCGGGTCGAAGAACTAGCGGGGGCCGACTGGCGTTTTGCGTTAAGGACGGGACAGTTGATTTATCAACTGAACTGTTTGGCTCTACGACCACGTTTACCAATAAAGATTTCGAGTTTATGCGCCGCGCTGACGCTAACGTGGATCGTTACGCCAAAGGGGTGTTCAGTCAGCCTGTCTTGCTTGACCGCTGGCCGTCAGACGCGGAGATCGAAAGCATTGCAGCGGGAAGCGACCCGTTGACCGTGTTCAGCGGGAACATTGTTCATTACTTCCCCATGCCGAATAACACGGACACTTCGACCACCGACACGCAAACGTCAGTCTCACTGTTGCAGGTAAACATGCCGGTGGACAATACCCAATGGGTATTGGTTGAGGGGCCAGCAAATCTGCTTTCCGGCACCTTTGCCAGTGTGACCACTTCTGTTACCACGATCACGCCTGCTGGCGGGGTTTATGTGCTGGCATCCTTTGACAGCAATAACACCAGTGCTGATGTCATTAACGGCTTTGTGCGCTTATCTACACAGATGGACAGCCAAACGTCAACGAGTGACAACATGGCTGGTCTGGGCGTGTTGTTTGGTCAATTCACGACCTCTGCTGCCAGTAGCAGTGCCTTTAGCGCTGATGGTTATACCACGTCTGGAATTACCAGTATCACGGTGTCCGACTCAAATATGGATGCCAAGATCCGGTTACTGGGACAGGCGATTAGCCAAACGACCAGCGCAGATGCACTGACCGGTCGGCCCCGATACTCCGGCACAGTAACCAGTTACGTTCAAAGTCAGGCCAGCATTGCTGGCCTGATTCGTTATGGCTGCTCAATTACCTCTAGCACCGGCTCTTTGGCGCAGTTCAACGCGCTGCTGACCGGTGAGCGCAACACACGCAACAGCATCTTTCTGACCACTGATATTAACGGCATTTCACTAAGCAGTGACATTCAGCCCGTCAGGCTGACCGCAGACATTAGCTAATCACAAGGCTTGTTTATGAAAAAAGTAACGATCAGCGATTTATTTCAGGCTGAAGATAAGCAGATCGTGGTGAATGCCACGATTGACAGCAATCCAATCATAGATGTTGCCAGCGCTTTACTTGTCGTCCAAGACGCTGACGGGAATGAAGCACTGCGACTTACGTTAGGCAGCGGTATTACGTTCAGTAATAGCGCATTCACTCTGCAATTAACCGACACCAACACCGCCGATCTGGTGGGCAAATACCAGTTTGAACTTTGGTTCACCGACTCTGCCGGTGTGGACACCCTTGCTATTTACGGCTCCATGAAATTTGCACCTACCTTTGGGAGATACAACTAATGCCATTAACTACTGCTGGCAAAAATACTGCGCTTGACGCGCTAACCATTACACACATGAGTCTGCACACAGGCGATCCATCCGATACCGGTGCAGCTAACGAAGCAACCGGTGGCAGCCCTGCCTACGCACGCCAAGTCCCGACCTTTGGTGCAGCCAGCGCGGGTACACGCACACTAAGCGCCAGTGTCACCTTTGACGTACCTGCGGGTACATTTGGCTGGTATGCCCTATGGAATAACACTACCTGCTTGGATAAGGGACAGCTAAACAGCGATAAGGTTTTAGGCGAACAGGGCCAGATTGAAATTACATCCGGTACGGTCAGCCTGACTTAATGACACCGCTTAAACACGTTGGGCTAATCGTGGTGCATTGTGCCGCGTCTAGCCCTAACCGGCGCGTCAGTATTGATGAAGTAAGGCGCTGGCATGTTGAGGGGAACGGGTGGGATGAGATCGGTTATCACTATTACATTGATAAAGACGGTGTTGTTCATCCTGGTCGTTCCACTACCTTTCAGGGCGCGCACGAACCCAAGATAAATACCTGCTCGTTGGCAATCTGCCTAGAGGGGGGATTTCAGGGGGACGTGGACTTTACCCCCGCCCAGTTTTCCGCATTACGCACGCAACTTATGTCACTACGGCTTCTTTACCCGACAGCGGTAATCGCCGGTCACAACAATTTTCGGGACGATAAAACCTGCCCGAATTTTGATGTGGCTACGTGGTGGGAACAAGACGCGATTATCAAGGTGTAATATGAAGATTGTCATTCACCCGATTAAGGGCATGTTGCCGATCATTGAGTCGGCTAAGTTGCCACTGGAAAACGCAACACTGGCGATCAATTGCCGCTTTGATAGTGGCAGCTTGGAACCCTATGCTGACTTGGTGGCGAAAGCAGCAACGTTGGCTACCAATACCTCATCCATCTATTTGTATGGTGACACGCACTGGTTTTCTTGGTCGGACGATGTTGACCTAGTTGAATCCCCGATTAACAACGACCAGTATAGCCGCGCCTATTTTACCGGCAGTGGCAGTTACCCCAAGATAACAGCGGCGGCGATTGCAACCGGTGGCGGGGTGATGCCTACCGCGTCATATAAAATGGGGGTGCAACAACCGACCGCACCCATTTTAAAGGGCTATCTCAACAACACTGATGATGCCGACGCTGAAAACGACATTACCCGCTTTTATGTGCAGACCTATGTAAACGCCTATGGCGAAGAAAGTATGCCAAGTGACATTTCGGAAGAAATCACTTTGCTTAATCCTGACGCCAGCGTGGAACTGTATTTTGATGCTATCGGCGTCAATGATCAGAACATAACCAAGCGCCGCTTGTACCGGACTAACGGGGACGCCTACCAGCTTGTTGCTGAATTGGATGTGGGCTTGCATACCAGCAGTGCGACCGCGTTTGAAGATAACGTGGCAGACGCCGGTTTAGGCATTGTGCTGGAATCGTGGGGCTACAGTGAACCGAATAGCGCAATGAAAGGCTTAACCGCCATGGCTAACGGTATCTTGGCGGGGTTTTGGGGTAACACCGTTGCATTCTCGGAACAGTACCAGCCCCACGCATGGCCCACCGACTACCAACAAACCACCGAATTTGATGTGGTGGCGATTAAGGGAATTGGCAACTCGATTGTGGTTGGCACCACCGGCAACCCGTATCTGTTTGCCGGTGTCTCACCTGATGCGGTCAGCGGTCAGAAGCTGGAAATCGCGCAATCGTGCGTGTCTAAGCGCTCAATGGTGGATATGGGTAACTACGTTATCTACGCCAGTCCTGACGGCTTAGTGGGGATCGGCCCAGGCATGGCCCGATTGTTGACTGAGGGCATGTTTAATAAGAAAGCGTGGGCCAATTACAACCCTGAAACCATTGTGGCTACCTACTACGAAGATAAGTATGTCGCGTTTTTTGATGGGGGCGGTTTCATCTTCGACCCGCGCACACAGGATTTTATTGAACTGGATTTCAGCGCTGATGCAGTTTACACCGACCTCAAACGTGACACCTTGTATATCGTACAAAGTGACAACCTGTTTGCCATGGATGAAGCGTTAGCATCCATGCCGTTTACATGGGAAAAGGTTGTCAGGCTCGATTACCGGCCCATGCCAAGTTGCGTTTATATCGACTGTGAACGACCGCAGGATCTGTCCTTTAGTCTTTGGCTTGATGGTGCCTTAGTGGCGGATTACGCGGATTTATCCGCTGCACCTGACGATGTGGTGTTAGACCACCCGTGCTTCCGGCTTCCACAGGGACGCGGCAAGGAACTGCGCTTGCAGCTTGCGGGGACGGGACAGGTGCATCGACTTATGTTTGCTTCCAATTTGCGGGAGCTGATGAATGGCTAAGAAGCGCTTATATCCAGCTATCCCGCGAGGGAACGATCAGCGCCAGATTGAAAGCCTAACCCAGATTGCCGAAATCCTGATTGGAGCCAGTGGCAATAAACTGGAAAAGGCGGTCACATACCGCGAACTGGAAACGTTGGGGATCACCTCGTTGCTGGTGGCAGCGGGGGGTAAAAAGGTAACAGGGGGCGGGGGTGGCGATCCGGCGATTGACTTGCCTGATGTACCAACTAACTTGCAGGCATTTGGCACGTTTAGCCATGTGATCTTGAGTTGGGACACCCCGCAATACAATGGACACCAGTACACCCGCATTTACCGGAGCGATACGGATAATCTGGCAGGCGCGGTCGCTATTGCGACCAGTATTGCGTCAGTGTACGCCGATGATACCGGCCCGTTGGGTGACGGGGCCGGTTACTATTACTGGATTACCCACGTTAACCTTAATGACGTGGAATCCGCGCATCATCCGGCGATTAACGGGGTGTACGCGGAAACGTCCCTTGACCCAGATATTGCCCTGTCAAAATTAACCCAGATGGTAAACAGTGGGCAGTTAAGTGAATACCTGCGCGGCGATATTGAATGGGTAATAAATAAATATGCCACGCTTGAAGCCCTGTTTAATGACGGCACCGGCATAATTGAACGGGTCGGCAATGCAGAGGGAACAATCTCAAACCATAACGGGATGATCTTCGCTAATGAAGAAAACCTTGCCGCTATGGGCATTGCAACCTTTGGGCTGGAAGATTCGATCACGTTAGCCAGAACAGATGCCGCTTCTTGGGATGGGGTATTAGTCGCAGAGATTAATAGCCTAAAAGCCGTGGTATATGAAATTGACGGGATCACGCCTAAGTGGCAAGCCGGTGTAAATGATATTAAAGCCGCGTTTGCGTATGACAATGGGGCGATTGCGATTTCCGCCCAGGATGTGTATGTCGATCAGGGTAATGGCCCAGAGGGCATCCAGACCTATGTAGAAGCACGGGCCGGTGAAGCGGATAGTACCGTCGCGCAGTGGGCGGTTAAATCGTCTGTTGCCAGTGTGCTTGACCCTACGGATAAGTTGGTCGGCGGTATTGGCCTTTGGAACGATGGTCAGCAGGTCTACTTTACGGTGTCTGCGAACCGCTTTGCCGTGATTAACCCGCTGGATAACACCGCCGAACCATTGCTAACGGTCGTACAGAACAGTGGCGATCCTGACGTACCCGATGGGGTGTATATCCCTGATGCGTACATTCGCACCGCGCATATTAAAAACCTGATCGCTCAAACGGTTGTGGCTGATTTTATTCATGCGCTGGAACTGACCGCCGTAGACATTACTGGCGGCACAATCGGGATTGGCGGGGATGCCTTTACTGTTGATGAAAACGGGCAGGTTGAAGCACGTAACATTACGATTAAAAACGATCTCGGTGAAATCGTCTTACAGGTCAATGATGTGGGCGCATATATCAGCGGGGCGTTTATTGAAAACCTGACCGTTGGCACGTTGGATATAGTGAACGGTGCGGTCACAGCTACACGGTTTTTTGAATCCCCGACCTATGGCCCGACAACCTCTGCCGTCACACTCTACGACGATACCATTTCAATTGGCTCTGATGCGTTTTTGACGGTGTGCGCCACCGTGGAAGTAAAACGCTCCGGTGACACCACAACTGCCTATGACTCGGTGAAATTTATAATTTGGCTGTACGACGATACCGCCCTTGTGAAAACCATTTCGCATACTGAACTGTACGCTGATGCCAAAGGCACCGAACAGCCAAAGTTTTTAATGCCCGTATCAGTGGCGGCCCCGATCACGTCAGGCAGTGCGCGCTTAAAAATTTCCGCACAGACAGACGGTTCGCCCGTGCAACCGTTCTTTTTCAAAGTGACAGGATTCTCAATCAGTGCAAAACGTTAATAGCTTTGTGGTTTATGAAGTGGCAACCGGTATCATCCGGCGCAAAATCCAGTGCCGACCCGACGAGATTGTATTGAACGTAGGCGAGGGCATGATCGAGGGGGACGTAGACCTAGATCAGTATTACGTTGACCCTACTCAACCTGCGCTGGTGCCACGTATGCAATTTGCAGAGGGGGTACTGGCAGACGGTTACTTTACTATCGCGCTGCCCGTTGGCACCACTGTACTTTGGCAATCTGAAATCTATACGGTGGATGATGGGGAATTAGACGTGCTGGTGGATCAACCTGGGGTGTTTTCGCTGCACCTGTCCCACCCCCATTACGTGCATAAGGTGGTGAACATTGAAAATCCATAAGAACATTGACCCGCGTAAATTGCGGGAACGGGCGTACAAGTCAACCGGTGATCAACTGGATTTAATCATTAAGACGTTTGATCACTTGCGCAAGCAAGGCATTGACGTTGGGCCTGCCGCGATTGAACTGATTGACCATGCCGCAGACGTAAAAGGCAAGTACAAAAAACAACCAGTATCACAACTAAGCGCTACCACAGGCAGACAGAAAAAGGTATAGTAATTTCTAGTCTGACCTAGTAGCCCCTGTTAACCACAGGGGCTTTTTTGTATGCGCGATCCTATCCTTGATTTCACTCCCGAACTGGCGCAATTGGCCCTTGATAGCGGCGAATTGAATCTGGTCGAACAGCTACAGCAGGCATTGGCTGACGGTACGGCAAACGTGGGTATCTGCGTTGGCGGGACATTAGCCATTATCCAACCACAAAAAGACAACACACTATTTATTTGGGCTGGCGTCAGCCGCGAATCTGGTGTGATTGTCCGTTATCAGGAAACGTTTGAAATGGTGGCACGCAAAACCGGCTTCCATCGCATTCGATTTAAAACAAAGCGCAAGGGGCTTAGGAAGCTGGCCCCGAAACTAGGTTACACAGAAACCCGTCTTGATTCAGACGGGTTTTTTGTTTTTGAAAAGGTGATTTCTCATGGGTAAAGGCAGCACAGACATCCCAGAAACCAAGGCCGAGCAAATGCAGGCCCAGGTCGCTATGCGGCGTTGGAATGATTACCAGACGTTGTTCAAGCCGTATGAAAACAAATTTATGCGCCGTGTTGATGCCATGAACGGTGAAGCGGAAATGAATGTGGCGTCTGATTTATCAATGCGACCGTTGGCAAACGCATTCGCTAAAGAGGGCTTGAAGATCCGTAACAGCATGATGCAAAACGGCGTAAACCCCAATTCAGGCCGGTTTCAATCCGGCATACGTGAGGGGGAAACCGGTTTGGCTGGCTCCAAAGTTGATACGGCCAGCCGTGGCACCTCAAGCCAGCAAGATCGGTATGTCAGCGGTATTCAGAATATTGTTGCCATGGGGCAAGGGCAAGCCGGTAATGCCATGCAAGGGCTGACGGATATTGCGTCTATGGCACAACAGGACGCGCAAAATAGCGTGCTGAACAGTATGCAAAATAGCGCGCTTCGACAAGAAGTAGCCGGTACAGCAATCGGCGCAGGGTTGCGGTGGGGTATCGAATCACCAACACCCCCACCGAAAGATACACCGACCCCGCCAGTTTCACCCCCACGATAAGGCTCTCGTATGGAACAGATATACAGATCACAAGTCAACATTGACGACATAAATTCCATGCAATCTTATTCAGATTACCAATCCTATCTTGACGTTCACCGCAACAGTGGCGGGGGCGGCTCGTATGGTGGCAATAGCCGCAGGGGTGACTACGGCGGTGGGTATGGTGGCGGCGGTGCAGGCGCAAACACAGCGTCAGGATCGTATCTAGGGGGCAATGACCCGCGCTATTTCCTGCCGTTGCGACAAACCTTTGGTAAGCATTACGCATCCGATACCTATGCAGCGTTGATCGGCAATGAATACAAGGATTATTGGGAGCGTTTTCAGCCTTACGAACAGCGCTTAATGCAGTTGTCCGACTCGACCGAACTACTGGATGCGCAATTGTCCCGGATTACTGCTAATTCTGCCCGTCAGTTTAATCAGGCCCGTGCCAATAGCGCCCTGATGAATCAGAAATACGGCATTCAAATGACCGACCGAATGCAGCAAACCAATGATACCCGCATGGCGGGTCAATACGGCTTAACCGTTGCCAACTCTAAAAACATGAGCCGACTGGCAGCGAAAGACAGAAATATGGGCATCCTGACCGGTTCAAATGGGCGTCAGGCAGTGGCTAATTACGTGAATACTGGGGGTTAACCATGGGTTACGGATTATTACAAACCGGTCAGGCAGTGAAAGGTCAGGCGATGCAAGGCATCCGTGACGCCGCCAAGTTAGAACAGCAACGCGAGCTGCAAGAAGATCAGAATAAACGCATGAAGAAACAGCAAAACGCCACCGCCGCAGGAACCGGCGCAATCGCTGGTGCCTATGCAGGGGCCGAAGCCGGTTCAGTGGGTGGCCCGTGGGGGGCGGTAATTGGTGCCGTTGCAGGTTATATCCTTTCGGAGATCATCTAATGAGTGGGTTAGTCAGCGGCTTTCAGGCCGGTTTCAATATGATGGATCGCTACTACCGCAACAAGGAAGATGATCGGCGCTGGAACATCCAAAACGAGCGTGCAGAAACGTTGCATGGATTACAAGTGGAGAACCTTACCCGTGATGGGCAGATTAAGCAGCACACGATTGACCGCCTACCTGAATTGGATCGGCAAGCCGACGCAAGTTTTAACGCCAAACTAACGTTAACTGGCTTGCAATCTGAAAATGCGGAAATGGAAGGCGAACTGAAAGGAAAGCAACTTAAAAACTATGACGCTGACCATGCGCGCAAGGTAAGGGCAGACAACGCGCAAATAGCGTCAAGTGAAGCGGCAACCGCAGCGTCTAAGGCATCGACTGAATCGTCAACTGTTGCCACGCGCGCCAACAACCTGCGGGTGCAAGAAGCAGAGCGCAAGGCCAAACTGGACGAAGCGAGAAATGCCTTTTCCGGCTTAGAAAATATCATGGCCGCGTATGAAGCGGGTATGGGAGTCAATTTTCAGGATGTGTACGAACACGCCAAAAAGCTAGAAGGTACGCAATATGACGTGTTGTTTAACCCCGTTTTACAGGAAACCGCACGCCTGATTCGCCGCGATATGAGCAATGGCGGGAAGTTATCACAGGAACTGTTGGTCAAGCTGAACAATGGCGGCCTGCCAGAACTGAAAAAATCGGTCGGCAAACCTGGGCGCTTTGGCGCACCGATCACGGACGTTGCCATTGTGAATATGGAGCCGGTGGGCGGCAACAAATTTAAGCTGCAAGTGATGGTGCGGGATGCTGACGGCAACGTGTACCCCTCAGAAGTCAACGAGGGACGGGACGCCAGCGGGGGGAATCCTATCATTTTGGATATGGACACCCTGATGCAGCACTATCAGGCCCAGAACATGATCCTTGATAAAGCTGAAGCCAGCGGGTTTATGAGTAAGTTTGGTACAGCAATTCAGGGTATTCGTACCCGTGAACAGGCCGCACTTAGCCGCAGCAGCGCCGTACCAAGTCAGGTGCGCTCGATGCAGATGCTATCGACCTTATCAAACATCCCGATTGAAGATTTGGTAAGGGCTAAATATCTGGTCGGCAAAGCACCTAACCCGCAAACCATACATACACAGGCTGTCAAAATGGCGCAAACCGATATGCGATGGATGCGCGCCGATGAAGCGCAACAGCAAGCCTTAATTGATGGTTATAAATCGTTCCTGATGCAAGGCGATAGCACAGGCTATGGCCTGACGGGTGGCGAAAACCCGAATGGGGCAAGCCCAGATCAGCGTGAACTTATCGAAGCGTGGCTTAAAGGCATTCAAGACGCCAATAAAAGCAAACCTACCAGCGCCACTCAACAACCAGAATAAACAGGGTTAACCGCACATGCCGAACAAAGCCAATCCGTTTAAAGATTACGATTTGACTAACCCTTACGACATTATTGCGTCTGGGCGAAAACTGGGGTTAAGCGACGAGTTGATGCAACAGCTTGCGCCTGAAATCTGGGCCGCTGCAAACCCAGATAACGGGGGCTTTCTGGAAACGAAAGCACGCAACCTGGGGAATGCGGCAACTGACTTCGTAGGTAACTTATCCAAGATTACCGGTAATGCGTTGGGCGGGGCTATTCGAGCGTTGCCAGAATCGTTAGGCGGCGGCGATGAGCGTGCGGATCGGGTATCTGCCAGCCTGAACCGTTGGGGTGATAAGGCCCGTGATTTGGTGGACTACCAGCCTGAATACTCTCCTGAATTGCTCGAATCAAAAGGTGGGGTAACGTTTGGCAACGTTTACGGCTTTATCAATGAGCAGATGATTCAGTCACTGCCTGAAATGGCCGCTGCCGTCTATGCCCCTCATGCGTTTGCCGCGTCAACCGAACAGCGATTGGCAGAAGATCGGGCGAGAAATAACAACCGTGTCAATCCGACTGGGGAAGATTACTTGTCGGTTGCGCCGTTTACCGCTGGTGTCATGGCACTGGAACGCTTGGGCGCACATAAAGCCTTTGGATTGGACGATGGACTTCGCGCATCCGATATTGCCCGTGTCACAGACGACTTGGTTGACGGTGGTTCTAAGCTGGCAATTGCGAAAAACGCGAGTCATAAAGTTGGCGCGGCGGCGAGTGTCGAAGCGGGAACGGAATTCTTGCAAGAGGGCTTAGAATACACTGCCGGTACTTTGGGAACCGTAGAGGGCTTTGACGGGTGGGACGCATTTAAGCAAGGCGGCTATGGTGCGTTAGGTGGTGCCGGTACGGGTGCGCAGCTACGCGGTGCAGCTAACGTGTGGCAAGGTGTTCAGCACAAGCGCACGTTGGACAAACTGGCTGACGAGGGTTTAGCGTTTGATTTGCTGACCTTGCAGAACGAAGAAAAGCGTCTTGCGAAGTTGCAGGATGATGTGGCGAACATTAACCAGCCACAACACGATCCTGCCACCCAAGCCCTGCTACAGCGTTACGACCGACTGAATGCGGAAATTGAATCGCTGTTGAATCCTGTTCAAATGCGTGACCCGATGGGTGCGGCCAATGATCCAATGTGGGCAACAGAGGGGGAGCAGACCAGCACTTTGAATATCACGGTGCCAGCTTCGCAACCTAGTGCAGATATGGATCAGTTGGTTGAGCAGGCCACCTTACTTGATCCTGAATATACCGCGCAGGTAATGAAAGATGCAGAGTCCATGCGTGGCAATGTCACTGACGATATGGTGGACGATTACCTGCTTGAAAAATTGACAGGTATTGTTGACCAGTCACCCGCCTATAAATATTCACGCGGCTTGCTGAATATTGAATCCGATCCGGTATTGGACGAGTCCACGCAAGCAAACCAAGCACCACAGCCAGAAGCAAACGCCACTACCACACTACCGGAACAGAACTTTGCACCGTCAGACAGTGACGTTGACACGACTATTACCGATCCGCTGGTTAAAGGGTTGGCAGAGTGGAATACACAAAATGACGTGGATTACATACAGAAAGATCCGGCACATACTGTCCTGCACGGCTTACGCTCTCATTCAAAACAGGGCAGGTCGTTTGATGAAGCGATCAATTTTGATGAAGAAACACAGGCATTTTTTGGTGGATTGACGCCAGATGCGCAACAACAATTGCGTGAGCGCTACGAACAAGGCGCAGATGCAATCAACAGTCTGTATAAACTTTACAATCAGCAAGTGTCTAAACCTGGGCAGCAAAAAGCGCAACGTGCGCTGGATGAAAAACGCTACAGCAAAGATTATCTGGACTACAGCGAACATTACCAGAATCACCCAGAAGAAATCCCTGAACAGGATTCAGCCGGTTGGCAGTTCTTGGCAACCAGCACACAGATGAGTAAACAAGAAGTCGCTCTGTTGCAAAAACAGTTGTACGGCGAAACACCGGCACCGGCCAAAACCCCACCTAAAGCCAAAAAGCTGAAAGAAAACGACACGGAATTTCGCAGCCATACCGGCAATACGTTTAATTCAGTGTCCGAAGCGGAAAAAGCGCGCAAGGAAAACGGCTTAGAAAAAACAACGTTTGTAAGTAAATCGGGTCGTAAATCGTTTGTACTGAAAAAGGTCACGCCTTGGTCTGGTAAGCAGCAGGTTACGGTAGACGATTACACCGATTACAAAGGCACGTTGGGCGCTATCTTCATTCCTGAAAACCAAGCTGCAACGCAACAGCTTTGGGATATTGCGCGCACAGTTGACCCGCAGGCCCGTTTATTGAAAGTCAGCCCAAGCGATAATCGGCAAGGGGTGGTTTTCAGTAGCCAAGAGAAAGCCGAAGCGGCGATAAAGATGCACGGGATTAGTGTCAATGGCGGTGCCATGATAATGCCTAATCTCGATACGAAGTTACCGGCCACTACTGCGAAAACTGAAACCGAGCAAGAAAAGTCAGCGCCTGCCGAAGAAACAAAACCGTTTAACTTTGGCAGTAAGACACAAAATAAATTCGACAGTGAAGCCGACGCTGAAAAAGCCAGGTCAAAACATGATCTGCAAAAGGTGTCGTTTGTCGAGAAGATAAAAGGGAAGCTGCACAAGTGGAAGTTGACCAAAGTGCGCGCATGGAATCCGAAACGTGTTGTGGTGATGCGGGATTTGTTTGAAAAAGGGCATGGTCAGCAACAAGGTGATAAACCGCCCCGCGCTATCTTCTACGTTAAAGACGACAGCATTAAGCATCAAGATCACTTGTGGGAAATTGCTAAAACAGTTGACCCTCAAGCAGAAAAAATCGTTAAAACAGATGCTAAAGATCAGCTTTCTACCGAAAAATATTATGGTGTTGGCTTTAGTTCTCAGGCGCTGGCCGAGAAAGCAATGAAGTTACATGGCATTACCATTGAGGGTGAATCAGATCACTACCCGAACTTTGATGCCAGCCCAGAACTAAGCAACGAACAGGCGGCAGCCAATACAGCCAGTGACTTACTGCACCCGTCAGACCCGCGCAATAAGTTGGTAATTAGTAACTTTTCAGGCAACAACGTTGTACTTTCAGCCAAGGGAAAACCGTTTCCATCCCGTGAAATCGCTTGGAAAGCGCTTGTTGATAATGGGCTGGTTGGTATTGCAGCGGTCATAAAATCAAAGGATGGGTCAAGCGGTAAGCCTATTTACCAATTGCGTTTAGTTAAACCCCTTGAACCACACGAAAATGTGACAGTCCATCGTTTTGATGATCAATACGGTGCAAGTGTTCATTACCTGAAAACGCGCCATCCCTCAGTATCTGATGCACTGGTGTTAGCTGCCCATACCGCAGGGTTAAAAGACGTGCGGATTGGCAAGGCACCTGATGGTAGCCGTACCGTCTTTATTTATACCGCTGATTTTTTAGAACGGTTGATTGCGGTGTCAGGCATTAACGTTCATGTTGGAAATGATGTTCACCACTTAGCGGCTAAAGTTGCCAACGCTGCAACAAGGGAACAGGCCGATCAAAACTATGAACGCCTGTTAGCAAGATGGGAAGCAGTTAAAAACCATAATGAAAACAGCAGAAAATCTGGTAAGAAATCTGTAGCTAAAAAAACCGATAAAGTCAGCACTTTTGGCAAGTTGCAGAAGCTGAAAAATTACTACTTTAGAAATCCTGACTTCAAATTACAGCCGGTTAAAGAATCTGACCAATTAACCCCTGCGGAAGAAGCGGAATTGGCAGAGTATGTTAAGGAACAAAACTACCATTTCCTACTTGAAACGACCCACCCAGATTCAACAACTAATAGCGTAGTAAATGACCTGTTTTCAACCGGTGAACTAAACGGTATTCATGCACTGATAAGTAAGTTGCGCGAGGCATTTAACGACCAAGTAACCGTGTTGGATGACATACTGCAAGACAGTGGCCCTCACCAGCAGGCATTTGAAAATCTTACCGAAGTATCAAAGGATTTTATTCGTGAAAAACTGCAAGAGGGGTCACTTAAAACCTTTTTGATTGCCGCTAAACAACGCCAAAAAGAAGATATTGACAATCAAACCCGTGCGGGACGCCCCCGCTTCGGTACGCGGCCTGAACCAAGAACGGAACTGTTTAACGGCGATAACAATAAAATCTTCACTAAAGATAAGGCGGAAGAAGCCAAGGCGAAGATCCGCGCGATTATGGCTGGTCGCGCCAATAGTGGTATTGACCCTGAACTGTTTACGGCGGGTATGACGCTAACCGGCTACTACGTGGAAGCGGGTATGCGTAACTTTAAAGATTACGCCGCGCAGATGGTGAAAGATTTTGGCGAAAACATTAAGCCTTATCTGTTGTCTTTCTGGGAAGGGACGCGCGCCTATCCTGGGTTAGATACAGCGGATATGACGAAATCTGACGACGCTAAACAGATCCTGACTGATCTGGACTCGATGCTGGAAGATGAAGCTGATGTGGACGGGGAACCTGAAACCGTTGACGACAGTTCAGTGGATAAGCCAGCGATGGAACAGGCGCTGTTTATGAGCCTGTTTGATGATGCCGTCGATACTATGCACGAATCTGCTAAAAGTTTCCTACCGCATGATGCGCTTAGTTTCAAAATGTATATCGCCAAGAAAATGGGTATTAAGTCGAAAGACGTTACCTATGAAATGGAAAAATACGCGCAGGAAATTTTAGAACGGGCCATGTATAAAGCGCTTCGCCTGCAAGTCGTTGGTTCAGGCTGGAACCGTGCAGCGTTTGATGAAGTGATGGAAAAGGCGAAGAACCTTTATAATGCACAACCAAAGTTGAATGTACGCACCGGCAAAAGTCAGCGCCTACAGGCATTCTCAACCCCTCTGCCGCTATCACTTTTGATTAACCGTGCGTTGGGCATGTGGACAGAAGAATTTGGCGGCAAGGTTGAATTTGGTGATGCTGTCAATGAAGAAAAGGTACTGGAGCCGACAGCGGGTAACGGGCTGTTGTTGCCGCTGGTGGAATTGGGTAACAACCTGACCATTAACGAGATCATGCCCGATAGAGTCAATCAGATTGGCAAGGCTGGTCTGAGTGCTGGACGACGCACAGGGGCCACTAACGTACTGTCCAAGGATGCGGTTACTGAGGACTTGGTAGAAGCAGAGTCGCAAGACGTTGTAATTATGAATCCGCCGTTTGGCCCGTCTGATACATCGTACACGGTGACTGGGGTTGATGGACTGGATTACACGTTAACTGATATGGATCACATTATCGCAGCGCGTCAGTTACAGGCGATGGCAGATTCTGGTCGGGCAGCGTTAATCCTGGGCAGTTCGCGCGACGGGAAAATTAAGGGTAAAGGCCGCGTTTTCTTGAACTGGCTCTACAATAATTATATTGTTGCCGACCACTTTGACGTTGACGGTAAAGTTTACGAGCGCCAAGGGGCCGCATGGCCGATTCAGGTCGTGATTATTTCTGGGCGTCGTACTACTGACAACGATAATTATGCCCCCACCAAACTTGACCGCGTAAAGGGCGAAACTGCTAATGATATTTTCAACGCCGTTGAACAGCGACTGGACGATAACGGATTTCTGGATTCCCACGAGTGGGATCACCGAGCCGTCGAAGCTGACTATGTTAGCGATGGAAATGCCAGTATCAGCCCCAATATCGCGCCAGATGATAATGCAGGGACTATTCAGAAAGTTGGAAAAGGAAATAAAGGAAATAAATCCACAAAAGAATCTGGCGTACCTGATACCGGAAGAAATGGAAATGATGGGGCCAATGGAACTGGCGTGGTCGATAGCAGCGGAGATAGAACGGACACTGGTGCCGGAACTGGATCTGTTGCAGGAAACACAAAACTGGATAAACGGGATAACCCCGATTCACAAAAACCTGATAAAGAACCAACTAAAGGCGGTTCCCACCTTGATTCTATTCTTAGAAACCTGCAATCCGTCGAGCGTCTAAACGACTATCAGGCCGCATATAAAACCGGCTCACGCGGTAGCAATAATGGGGTACTCATCCCGTTCAATATGGCAAAACAGAATCAGGCTGCGTTAGCTTCTCTGATTTCCCGCGTAGGCGATCTGGACGAATATGTTGCCTACCACCTTGGCTACAAAGACGTGGACGATATGTTTGCCAAAGCTAATTTCATGGGCTTGCAGGTAGACTCACTCGCACTGGCAATCGACAAATATTTTAACGGCGGCAAAGCCATTATCATTGCTGACCAGACGGGGGTAGGTAAGGGCCGTCAGGCTGCGGGTATGATTCGCTTCGCCATGCAACAGGGATTGTTACCGGTATTTATCACCGCCAAGCCAAACCTGTTTACCGATATGTATTTTGACTTGCTGGAAATCGGCTTAGAACCGAATGAAATCAACGCATACATAATGAACAGCGGTCAACGTATCACCTCTGAAACAGACGGCGGCAAGACGGTTACACACCAAGAATCACCGAAACAGAAAGAACATCAAACCTACCTGAAACGTATGAATGCAGGTCAGGCTGAAATTGGCAGCAGTGCTTTCCCATTCAATATGATCATGGCTACCTACTCCCAGTTTGCAATGCAGTCGGCACGTAAAGGGGCATTGCTTGGCGTGATGGAGAATGCCTTTTTAATTTTGGATGAAGCGCATGAAGCGTCAGGCGAATCGTCTGAAACCGGCAATTATTTCAGACAGGTAGTGCGGGATGCCAAAGGCATTACCTACTTGTCGGCTACGTTTGCCAAACGCCCCGATAACCTGGGCTTGTATTTCCGTACTTCGTTAGGGGATGCGGCTAACTCAATTCAGGAATTGCAAGATGCGTTGTCAGCAGGTGGCATCCAGATGCAAACCCTGTTGGCGGCCATGCTTACCGAATCCGGCGAATTATTGCGCCGTGAACGTTCTTTCGAGGGGATCACGATTGAAGATCGCTTTGATAAGAAAAACCGCGATACGCACGTCAAGCTGTACGACAGTTCAGCCAGAATCCTGCAAGAACTGATTGCCTTTTCTAATAAGTTTAAGGATTTTATCAAAGACGAAAATGACAAGATTAAGGCAGGCGCACAACTCATCGGCACCAGCAACATTGAACAGCTAAACCCCTATAGTTTTGCGTCGGTGGTGCATAATTATATCCGCAACCTGACCATGGCAATTAAAGCGGAAACCGTGGCACAGCGCGCAATTGATATGGTTAACACAATTGACCCGAAAAGCGGTAAACCCTATTCACCGGTTATTGCGCTTGACTCCACGATGGAGTCAATAATGAAAGCGTACATGGACGACAACATGATTTCATCGGGCGAAAGTATTGAGGGCTACAGCTTTTCAACGTTGTTTGAACACGCGCTGCGTTCAACTATGTCAGTGACGGAAAGAAAACCTAACGGCGATACAGAAAAAATCTACTATCACGTTGACGACCTGCCTTATCACTTGCAGGTTCATGTTGAAAAGATCAGGGATATGGTGGCCGCAACAGACTTTGATGCACTGCCGGTTTCGCCTATTGATTATATCCGTAAACGCCTAACTGACGCCGGTATTTCCAGTGGTGAATTAACTGGCCGGACTAATGTGTTGGATTTAGACAAAATGGTGTTTAACACCAAGGCCAACGTATATGGTGATAAGCCGCGCCGTGAAATCGTGGACGACTTTAACAAAGGTAAGATTGGTGTACTCATTCTTAACCGTGCTGGCTCCACCGGTTTGTCGATTCATGCGTCAGAAAAAGAATCCGTTACCAACAAAAACCCCCGCCACATGATTGTGGCGCAACCGTCGCTTGATATTAACGTATTCATGCAGATGCTTGGACGGATCAACCGTACCGGACAGGTGGTGTTACCCAGTTACGAATTATTGTGGCTGGACTTACCCAGTGAAAAGCGTCCCGCTGCGGTACTGCGCGGCAAAAGCCGTTCCCTGAATGCGAACACCAGTGCTAATACCGATTCTGCAACCTCTGTGGATGGGTTGGATATGCTCAACCATTACGGTGATGAAATCATGCGTATGTACCTATCCGAAAACCCAGATATTTTGATTAAGTTGGGGTTAAGTGCCACTGGACTGAATGAACGGGAAGAATTGGCCCGATACATTACGGGCAAGATGGCGGTATTGCCTACAGAAGAACAGGAAGAATTATTTGCCGCAGTGGAACCCATGTATGAAGAATATGTGGCGCAGTTAAAACAAACCGGCAACTTCCAGTTGGAAACAACTGAAATGGATCTGGATGCAACGATTGATGAGCAACAGATACTGGAAGAAGGGGATAACACCAATGCCTTTGACCGTGACATAAAGCTAAACAATGCCGATGTGAAAACACAGGGTAAGCCAATGTCCGGTGAAGAAATGCAGCAGCTTCGCTCGTCACTGGATAGGATAGCAGGGGCTGAACTGTTTGATAGTTTTGCCAACGCATTCCAAACCTATATCTACGAGCGCTATGCACAGCGCATTGCTGATGCGACTAAGGCGATTGAACGCGCACACGGGCAGCCGGATAAGAAAATTAAGGAATTACAGGACGCCTTACGGGAAATCGAAGCGCGCAAGGCTAAAGAAATGAATGCCGCACAGGAACTAAAACACCTGTTACATAACCGTTTGCGCCTTGGCTCTGCGATTAAGCTGGAAATCGACGGTGAAATGGTACATGGGATGGTTACGGATATTAAGCATTCCAATGACGGCAAAGGCAATCCGTATGCCCCTGGTAAATTCAAAATCAAACTGGCACTGGCACACCCTCTGCGCCATGTGAACATTAACGCAAGCCAAGTTATGACAGGCAGCGGCACGTTCAAAGTGGTGGATATGAACCACGTACCGCCAGAGGGCTTGCGAAATATTTTTGATACTGAACACATGAAGCCGCAACGGGGTCAGCGTTACATTCTGACCGGCAACCTGATCAAAGCATTCTCTAAAATCGACGGTGGCAAGGTAATTAACTTCACCACCCAAAAGGGACAGAACGAGACTGGCATTTTGCTGCCAAAAGACTTTGACCCCGCTAATGGCATCAAAGATAAGTTGTACGTCACCGATGCGCCTAGCATGTTCCGTTATCTGAACGAAACTAAAGACGCGACCTTACGTTCCTTTGGTATTCGCAACGCTGATAACTTCGGCTTTGCACGGGTTGAAAAAAGCGGTAGCACACAGTTGGTCATGGTGGTGCCAGTTAGTAACGCGGCATTGCGTAAGCGCTATGCGTCGGAAGAAGTGAGCGCCATTCTCGGACGGGAAGTAGCGTGGCGTAACGGACAGAAAGCCGTATCAATTGAAGTGACCGAAGAACAGGCCACCAAAATCTTTGATTTGTTCCAAGAGCAAACCCCGTTTGCGTTGACTGGCAGTGCGCTCGAAGAATTTGCCCGTATTAACGGTATTGAAGCGCGCGGGGATGATTGGAATACCGAAAACCTATTCTGGGATAAGAATGAGGAAGTAGACCATCAACGCCGCGAAATACTGGGGATGATTGGTCGATTATCACTAATATCGACTGGCTTAATCGGGGCGGGGGTTGGTTCAAAAGCGTTAATACCGGCTGATAATACAAAAACAGGCGAAGTAACACCGCTATCTGTTGACGCGCTGCACGCCAAATTACCTAAAGAAGTGGAAGCGATTTTGCGTGGTGAAGGGAAATTAAAACCCGCCTTACAAGCGCTCATAAAATTAGCCCCACCAGAAATAAAAGCGTTAGTGCAAAAACTTAATTCATTAGTCACATCAAAAAGTAACGCAAACGTGATTATTGATGATGATGGTCACTGGAATGCGAATGGCGCAGTAGACATTAAAGATGGTGAAATTCGTATGCGCCTTTTTAATGCCAAGCTGAATGACGGGACACAGCTAAGAGGGTTGAGTTATGGCACGTTCTTGCATGAAGCGCTGCACACTGTTGTTCTTTCACGATATGCGAAACTTTCAGTTGCCGCGTACCCTGAAAATTTTGGCAAGTTAGGCCAGGGAGATCCTAAAGCGGCGGCAGCGCTGCAACAGTTTACGAATTTGTGGCGGGAATTTAGCCTAGCGTTTGGAACCGTCAAAGATAAGCCAATCTGGCTAAAAGAGGCTTTAAACACTCCAGACGAGTTATTTGTCAGGGCGCTGACCGACCCTAATCTGCAACACCTTATGGCGCAAAAGAAATACAAAGGCCGGACGCTGTTGCAGCGGTTTAAAGACTGGGTGAAACGAATGTTGTTCAGCTTAGAGGGTACGCATCCATCATGGCTGGACGCCGCGCTTGTTGGTGCGAATGACTTGCTGGATGCCATGGCTAACGACCCAGATAACTTGGCTATGATTGAAAACTATATCGCCTTAACGAGTAAGAGTAGTGGCGGCAGCGCGCATTATGATCTTAACGAAAACCCATCAGAGCAGTCCAAGGGTGGCCGCAAACGCTCTAATCATTTGTCCCGTCTAAGTAGCGAAGTGAAATCCTACTTTAAAAAGCTGATGGATAAATACGGGCGTGAAAAGGTACTCAAAGTATTACCGCTTTCTGAAATGGCGGATCTATACGACCACATGACTAACGGTGCATTGCAACGTTATTACGACCTGACAGAAGCCTATGCGGCATACAAAGCCAAGGCATTGCAGTATGCCGAAAAGCACGTAGAAGAACGTTGGGCTGACCTGCAAAAAACCAATCCCGATGAAGAACGCCGTATGTCTCATATTATGCTAAACGCGACTATGAGCCAGTTGTCACCGGATGTTGCATTTGTTGATCAGAAAATCGTTCAGTCGCTAAAGGCACGGATCGCACAAATTGAACTGGATATGCAGGCCCACCCGAAAGGGGGCAGCTTGGGTCAACGTGAATATAAGGGCGATCTTGAACAGAAACTGATTGACCTGAAACGGGTCTACAGGGATTTGCATAAAGAGTGGAAAACACTTGCCAAGAATTCACCGCAAGCGCAGCAGCTTTACCTTGATGTGCGTGAACACTACAAAGTGATGTGGAATAAGACGAAAGAATACCTGATTAAACGCATTACTGAATTAGAGGGTGACAACAAACATAAAACCGCACTGATTGATAAGGTGAAACTTCAGTTTGAAAAAGCGGTGCAATACGGTGATTACTTCCCGCTTTTCCGTACCGGCAATTACATTGTGACTTCGACCAAGGATAAGGGCCGTGACTTTATGGTGACGCGCCACGAAACACTGGAAGAAGCCGAAGCCGAAGTAAAGGCCATGGAAAAAGAGGGGTGGAATTCATCATACAAAGTTGAAGCGAAAGTAAAATCCAGCGGCCAAACGTCAGTATGGCAAAGCGGTAAAGAAATCCTGGGGGCAGTGGAAAGCATAAATTCCCGTGCGCGCTTGGGGCAGTTACCGGAGCATAGCGGTGGACTGGTGTATGAATTCAATGAAATGGAAACGCTGTTTGAAAAACTGTCAGATGGGGCCGCGAAGAATGCGCTTATCGACCAGATTTATCAGGTGATGTTGGATTCATTGCCGGAAGCGTCAGCGGCTAAACACTTTATACACCGTAACCGCGTCAAAGGTGCCAGCGCTGACCAGCGCCGTGCCTACGCGCACACGATTTACCATAGCGTACAACGTGCCGCCAAAATCCAGTACCAACACAAACTGGAAGCGGAGATCATTAACATGCGCAAGTTGGCTGATGATGTGACTGGCCGCGATAATATTCTGTTGCAGCAAGTAGCTGACTCTGTGCAAGAACGTCATGATAAGACAATGAACCCTAATGGCTCTGCGATCTCTGCGTGGCTAAGTGGGTTTGGTTTCCACTACCTGCTAGGTGGCAGTGTGGCCGCTGCCACTGTGAACATGACCCAAGTGCCGTTGGTTTCCGTGCCGTATCTGGGTTCTATCTATGGCTACCGCAATACCAAAAATGCCATGTTTAAAGCCTACGCTGACGCACTGGGGTCTAGCCTGAATTTGGCACAAGGCAAAGGTGTGAAGCGGATATGGAAAACGGTGTCGCAGGTTGACTCGATTATTGATGTGACCAACAACAATAAGAACCTGTCAGAAATGGAAGTGAAGATGATCAAGCTATTGCAGGATCGGGGCAAAATTGACGTAACCCAATCACTGACCATCGGGCAGACAGCCGACACAGACACCAAGGATTACACATGGCACAACCGCCAGCGTGGGCAAGCCATTTTGCGTGCGTGGGGTTCGATGTTCCACAACGCCGAAGTGTTAAACCGCCAAGTAACCGCGTTAATGACTATTCGATTAGAACTGGCGCGCAACCCCAGAGTGTCAGAAGAACGCTTGTATAAAATTGCTGCCAAAGCGATTGATAGCACACAGTTCAATTATGCGGCTCATAACCGTGGCATGTGGACGCGCGGGGATTACAGCAAACTTATCTTCATGTTTAAAACCTACTCGGTGAACATGATTAGTTTGATGGTGAAAAATACCATGCGCGCGCGTAGAGGGGATGAGCAAGCTAAAAAATTCCTGATTGGATTTATTGGTATGCACGCGCTTGGCGCGGGGGTGTTTGGCATCCCGTTGGTCGGTATGTTCTTTGAACTATTATTCGGCCTGTACGATGCTCTGGATGATGATGATGATCCAGACAACTATGTGCGTTTTGTGGATGAATTGATCATGACAGTGGCTAAAGAACTGGGCATGAATGATTACTTTGCGGATAAAACCAGCGTGGCACTACGCAAAGGCATTATTAACGCGACACTCGGCATAGATATGGCAAGTCGCGTCGGGCTGGATTCGATGCTTTGGCGTGCAGAGACTGACCCAGAAGATACCGCATTTGAGCGAATCGCCAAGCAGCTTGCCAGCCTGACACCACTGACCAATATCTTTGGCAATATCGTTGAGGGTGGCTCTATGTTACACGAAGCCATTTGGTATAAAGGTGGCGATCCTGAATTGGCAATGAAAGGGGTAGAAAAATTCCTGCCAAACGGCGCTGGCGATTTGTTTAAGCCAATCCGCCATGGTGTGTATGGGCAGACGACTCGCGCTGGCAACATGGTTATTCCCGCAGACGAGTTTCAGGATTTCACCGGTATTCTTTCACTGATGGTCGAAGCTGGCGGCTTTAATACTGAACGTATGCGCGATGTGTATGAACGCCGGTCGATTCAGTTTAAAGAAAACAAATACCGTGAAAAGCGTCGGGCCTTGTTGATGGATTTAGCGAAGTTTGAAATGCGTCGTAATGATGTTGTGTCGGACGGCACCCTGACTCTGATTGACCGCTTTAACCGTGATAACCCAGATATGAAAATCATTACATCGTCTATTACTAACAGCCTAAAGGCACAGCAGGCTTATGAACAACAAACTGTTGATGGTATTCGCTTGCAGAAGAAACAGGAGTGGCGCAGAGATCGCCGTCAATACTTTGGTAAGGATGAAAAGCAGGACTAATCGAATAGTCCCGCGACTTTACTAAGCAAACCGGTATCAAGTTGGGATTCGTTAGCTGGCACCAGTGCGCGCGGGTCGCGCTCTACGGCGGCTAACAGTTCCTGCCATTTCTCGATCCACTCTTTTTTCAGGTGGTAGAGCGTCCCAAACTGATAACTTTGGTTCACGCCTACCGCCAGTTTGTGATTCAAAATGGCGTCTGTCACCTCTTTGCTTGCCCCCTGGTTCTGCAAATGCGTGGCGATAGTTTTACGGAACATTTTAGCTGTGAAGTGCATCCACCCATGCGCCTTTTGAAACTCTTTTGCGGTCAAGCTGCCACGTAGCGGCAACGGCGTGTAAGGGTCTACATCGAAAAACAGATACATATCCGGTGTGAGTTTGCCGACCTGCTCTTTTATCCGCTGAATATGGATTAACAGCAGTTCGACCACATTCTGCGGTAAATGCGTCCAAGCCGGTTCTTTGTTTTTCATGCACGCGGCAGGATGTTCTATTCGCATCATTTGCCAATTGATATGTTGCATTTGCACGCGCGTCCATTCGTCAGAGCGCACGCCAACCCGTAACATAACTTCGGCCAATACTTTCACCCATGGCTTGAGCCTGTCTTGCTGATGAAGTTCGTTCAGAAAGGTATGCAGTTGCGTCGAGCCAAGATAGTGCTTGGTGGGGTGTAACCGCACTTCGTTTAATACTTTTTTGCGACCGAATGCCGGATTGGCGTTGATAATGTTTAGTTCCACTGCGTAACTGAACACCACGCGCCCCGCTTTATGGGCATTAAGCGCTGCGCCCTTTTTCTTCTGATTATTGGCAATATCCATGATCAGGTTATCCCACATGACCGGTGTAATCAGGTTGATAGGATGGGTGCCATAAACAGGGAATACATGGTTAGTCAGTGCTGCGCTGTAGTCTGCTAGTGTGTCAGGATTGCGACCGGCGTTTTGCCAATCATCCTTAAACCGTTCAAATACGCTGAATAGGCTGTTCTTACTGCTTTTCAGTAATGCCATATTGGTGACGCGGCTTGCAATCAGGCGCTGTTCTAATTGCTCGACTTGTGGATCAACCCCGCTTTTAAGCTGGTTGATGAATGACTTGTAGCGTTGTTCGATTTCAGACAACGGCAGATCAGGGTATTGGCCTATGCGAATAACATTGCGCCCACTGGAAACGGGACGCTGATACCGCAGTTGAAAATGGCGGGACACATTGCCGTCAGCTTTTCGGCTCAATTGCAGTTGCAGACCTGCGAAATTATCAAAGGTATACACCACTTTTTTTGCCAGTTTGGGTAGTAACACCCGGCTAACTTCACTCTCGCTAAATGCTATTTTGGGCATGTGTCCCCCCCTCGATTACATAACGCGCAATGCCTCTAGGTCTTGTCCTGAGTCGCGTAGAAACTTCTTAAATGAAGCAGGCGCGTTACCCTCACCATCCCAATCTGTACCATTCAAACGATACAACGGACGGCTTTTGCTTTTCATGATTGCTTTGTTTTCTTCCTCGGCCTGAACCATCTTTACAAACTTTTCAATTTCAGCGCCCATGTGTGGAATACTAACACCTTGTTGGCGAGAAGTATAAATGTCACGGGCCGTTTTCATCAAGATTGCATTCTTGTTCGCTTCTTTCTCGCGTTCTTCTTTGGTGATCTCGTTGGCGTAGTCCAAACCACGTTGAAGATTCTCGATAACCTGTTCAAAACCATGGAAAGCAATTGCTGATTTAATCGCTACACGTAGCTTTGCCATATCGTTGATGTAGTTAGCCGCCGCACTAGAGCCAACCCTTTCTTTGTTGGCAGCTTGTGAGCCAACATAAGTGGTGCGCTCACCGCCGATTAGATCCATGCGCCCACGCATTTTCAAAAAATCTTCCATTGTAGGCGGTAGCTGCGCTGGCTCCACGTTAAAATCTTTGGCTAGTTCTGTGTTGAAACCATTTACTATGGCCCACGCTTTTTTCAGGTCGGGTACTTTATCCAGACTGATTTGACGTGACCGGTGCATCTTGGTGCCTTTTTTCAAAGACTCGACAGCTTGCACTTGAATGCAGCGACCGTTTGACGCTGAATTGACGATTGATAGTTTAATTTGAATCTTGTTGTTCATGGTGTTAAGTCCCTCTATTTATGGTTAGGTAGTGTTACTTTAATTGCCGTGCATCCATCTTCCCCAACAGCGGGTAAGGTCTTGCCGTCCCACTCTTTGAGAAATAACGAAGCAAAGGCTTTTGAAACAAAACAAATTCGACCGCGTTGGCCTGTATGGTCTAGATCGATAAAAACGCCGTGAGTAAATAGCATTCGCATGGTGCCGCACCACATGCCATTAACTTTGCGCAAGTCCTCGTAGCCTTGTTCCATAAGATAGGCAGCAAGACGCAATTCCTTATCGCAATAACCCTCGGTGAACAGCTTTTTCGCTTCATCCAGATATTGTTCTGAGCGTTGCATAGACTTGTTTAATTGCTCGATTGCTCCGTCGATTAAAGTTAGCAATGGATCTGGCATAAAGGTATGTTCGTTACTCATGTTTTTACCTAGTTAACCCCTCAATTTAATGGGCGCTATGATCCGGCAATTCAGCATTCAGCGGTATGGGGTCGTACAAATTGATACCTTTCCCATAAAGCCCGTTTTGAATGTCATCAAAGATGCCCTGGTCACAGTGTCTGAACGCATCAATCCACTGCAAAGCGCGTCGATGCGTTTCGTAAAATTTCAGGTGGTAGTACATATTTGTAATATCGTGTGGTAGATAGTCAGCGTGCTTGCTGCCACACTCGATGCACCGTTCCATTAGTGCATACCACCTGTAAACGGAACCACGTTATCGTCGATTTCCACGTCTGATTCCTCATGCACCGATTCAAACGCACCCGCACCAGACATAGCAGCCACGCCAGCCATTAGCAGCATAAGCGTGTCACCGCGACCGCCAGCGTTAGACAGTGACAACAACGTGTCCTTTTGATCTGAACCTTCTTCCGTCGCAGCGCCAATAACCAACGAAAAACTAGCGTCCGATAGGCCCAGTTCATGTGCCAATAAAGATTCAATTTCTTTAACCGCGCGGTGTAGATTGATTTTGTTTTCATACTTCATTGTCATTGGCGTTACTCCTTGTTGTCTTTTTTAGTGTTATGCCGTCTTAACCAAACCACGACATCATTGTTAATAATCTGGTACTTGGTGTGCCGGTTGCGCCCCATTTTTTTAATCACGTTTTCAGCGGTTAACTTTCCAATCGACCGGTTAATGTTCTTGCGCAACGTGTTTTCGTTTGCTTCTGGGTTGAATCGGTACAAGAGGTTGTTTAGTTCAGTCGATTCAACGATGGGTGGGCAGAATCTGGATGCAGCAAATTGCTGTGCTAACAGGTTATCGAATGCGATCAGAATCTGGGCTTCCATGGTTTTGCCCTTGTTAATTTCTGCAATCCAGTCTTTTGACTTCACCGGTTCAGACGGCACCAGCACAACAGACGTTTGCGGATCGCCGTCCTCATCTTCGCCCACGGTCACTACTTGACGATGGAATAACATCGGTTGCATAGGTTCGCCGTCTTTCATTTTGGTATTAACTACCTTGATCACCGGTTGCAGCGTCGGGTCACGCTCCATTTCCGCTTTGTTTTCGACGAACACTTTGAATTCAACATCAACGGCACCTTTGAGTGCTGACGAACCACGGGCGCGGTCTGATTCGCTGTTGCCGCTGTGGTGTACCGGAATCACCATGCAATTGTATTTGCTGTAGACGTATTTCAGATTGTCAATGAAGCGGGTCATATCGCTGGTGGAGTTTTCATCACCGTCACCAAAGTTACGGTTGAGCGTATCTAGCACAATGACTTCTGGTGCTTCGTCCATGCTGGCAATTGCTTTGTCCATAAGGGCATTGATAGCTTGCAGGTCGAGAAATGGCACCGGCTCATTGGTGGTATAGATCGTTGTGCCTTTGCGGCCATGGTGCTTACACCACGCGCGCAAACGCTTGTGTACGCCTGATTGGCCCTCACCGCAGACGTACAGTGTGCGGATTGGTCTTGAAACGCGATGGCCGTGCCAGTCCATGCCGTTTGCCATGTGGCAAAGCATATCCAGCGTGACAAACGATTTGAAATCCCCAGGCGCACCGAAAATCAGACCAATTCGTTCAAACGGTAAGACACCTTTGATAAGCCAGCTTGGCTTGACCGGCGGTTTGTCATATTCAAACTGGGTAACTTCCAAGGATGGGTACGGATCAAAATGACCGTCAGTAAAATTCAATGCTTTACGAATGCGGTTGTGGTCGCGCAAGTCGTTGAAATCGGTTACGCCTGCTTCGACAGGTGGGGCAAAGTAAGGGACGTTAAAATCATCCAGAATACGTTTTGCCACTTCGATGCCAGCATTCTTTTTGCCTTGTGCTTCTTTTTCGTGATCATTGTCAGCGGCCACCACTAAAGCAATGCCTGTTGCGGTCAGCTTTGGCAACATACCTTTGACGATTTCATAAAGGTTATTGGCGTTTCGGCAAACCATGACAGGAACCCGCGTGGCTTCATGTACGCTGGCAGCAGTAGAGTAACCCTCGGCGGCATAGACAAGACGGGTAGTGTGGTCAATGCGGCCTATTAAGTGATATGCGCCTTTGACCTGCCCGTCAGTGTGAACCCACTTTTGCCCAGATGGTGCGATAAACTCTAGTGAACAAAGGTTGCCGTCAAAATCGTGCAGCGGCATAACAATATTGCCTTTGGCATCAACTCGGATGCCATACGCGCCAACCCCTTTTTTAACCAAATAGGGCAAGGCATCAGTATTTATAGGTGAGGGCAGGGATTCAAACAGTTGCCGTGCACTATCGGCGGCGTCTTTTTGGGCTTTGGCTTGGGCCGCTTCACGGATTGCTTTTTGTGCATCCAGTTTAACTTTAATGTCAGCTTTTTCTTGCGCAGAGAGTGGTGAACCCCCCTCTTTTTGTGAAAAGGTATGGGTGACACCCTCGCGCCAATCCCCCCAGGCTCCGTAGCCAAATTCCCGATCTTCTTCATACGAATACCAAAGCGGCGTGTCTTTGCGGTGTTCTGTGCAATAGCAACGCTTTACGTCTGTAAGGCCGGTGATTTCAACATGGTCTATGTCAAAGCCATTGTCTTTTAACAGGCTAAGAAACGACTCGCGCGGCGATTCGACGGGGGTAGACTGCTTGCGATTGGCGTAGGCAATCGGATCGAAGAATGATGATGTGGTCATAAGTCAGGGCTACATAATCATTCTTTAATGAAAAAGTGATCAACAATGTCATTCAGGGAAAAGTTGCCACCCAGTTCATTAAGTGCGGCCTGCACTTCGGCTAATCGTGGGCGGCTGAGTGTCGGACGTTTTTCGATGCGTTTAGCGAAATATCCACCGGACAGGCGCGTATAGCTAACTCCCAGACGTGCAGCCAGTTGCAGCTTTTTATCATGTTCCAGCGACCTGTAGAATTCGCGTGGCGTCACCGACACTTTCATTAACTGTTCCCTTTGTCATTTGATTTACCCTGCAATAGATACTAAATACACACTATCAACAAAATCAATAACTTTTTTGTTGATATTGTGTACTACTGTTGAATAATGCGCGGGAAGATATGCAAATTTATTCATCTATGTGCATAAATTGTGTTTGCGTAACGACTAAATATCTTGCTAGGATTGACGATAAATAGTCACCAACGCTATATAACTTGCTGATTTCAAAGGATTGAATCTTAAAAGGTGAACCAACGAGCATGGTTTTAGACATAAAAAATGTGCGTCACAAAAATGCCAGGTTATTGCTGGCAGAAAAATGCGACGGCGTTTACAAAAACTTCGCTGCCACGATTGACCGGTCGCTTTCGCAAACGTCTGCGTTTCTGAAAGAAGATGCCAAGGTCGGGATCGGCTCTGCGCTTGCGCGCAATATTGAGCGTGGTTTTAACTTGCCTGAACGCTGGCTGGATAAGCCGCAAGCATCGAGCAAAGCGGTTAGTGGTGGTGGCATTGAAGATTATTTGAAGTCAGTCCACGAAGCCTTAGCGGAGCAGAATGTCACCTTTATGGTGAAAAAGTTTTCCGCGTTGAGTAAGTACACTGCGCAGTTTATGAACGCTAAGTCGTTGGTGTCGTTTTCGATTGATAGCACGCTAAAGCAGGCGCTAAGTAATTTCTACTTAATGGCCGAGGGAAAGCAGGAAGCCAAGATCATTACCTGTTTTCTGGACGGTACGATTAGCAGTGGCACTGTTGACGCAATTGTTGCTGACAACTTTGACGCGCTGTTTCGCAATAGCCGAAAGGTTAAGCCAAAAGACTTTTGGTATATGACTGAAAACGACCAACGCCAAATGGTGCTGGTGGCGTTATCTGACGAGTTTAAGACGGATTATCTGGCAACGCGGCCCCAGTCGGTCACGCTGAGTTACCTCAAAGGTAAGCCGGTAATGTGCATGAATGATAAACAATACAAGGTAGCGAATGACGTAGTAGTCGAATCAGCTATTTAAAAAAAGCTGCACCCCGCAGCCTGTTTAGCGTTTCACCGTTCTGGTGAAGCGCCCGTTTTCTTCCCCCCAAAAAAAACTATTGCAATCATATTTTTACGATCTTAATCTAATTCTTCACTGATGTTGATTTCTTGTTGATTTGATGTTTTTCAGCATGAACGTCGGTCGGCTGCACTGCCATGCGGCCAAAAGAAAAGGCCGATAGTTTTACCTATCGGCCCATCACACCAGCAAAGCTGGACAAGTATTAATCAGAATATCAACTACCGGTCTGCCAACCGTGGTTGTAATTGATAGGAGTTCCTGATCGTGTCGATCTTAGATCAGGTTGTTGTTAACGCGCAAGTTAAAAACGTTGCCGTGAACCGCGACCATCCCGAAATGTTATACGGTTCGATAGATTATCTATCCGATTCCATTCTATCCCTGTCCCAACAGATAGCCACGCTTAATGATATGAAGTCCCAACTACAGCGCGAATTGCTTGTCGCGTTGGAAGCGTCAGGCGCTGGTTCACTGGATGCAAATTCCAGTTCCGTGAAAGCTGATACTGGTAAGTACAAAGTGACTGTACGCCAAAATGCTACACGCAAAATCCTCGATGCTGCCGAATTAAGCCGCGTGGCCCCAGAAGTCGTGAAGAACGAACCCAAACTGGACGCACGCAAACTGAATGGCTTGGCGATTAACGCGCCTGAACGCTATCAGCAGGCTTTGAGATACATCGAAACGTCCTATTCAAAACCCAGTTATTTAATCGAAAAACAATAAGGCGGAAACGCCTTTTAAGGATTGACTATGTTTGATCTTGCTTCGCAAGTTATCAAAGGGTCGTCGTCTAACCTGAAAATGCCGATCATGTGTATTCATGGGATCGGCGGGGTCGGTAAATCGACCTTTGGTGCGAGCGCCCCTAACAACTTATTTATCCCCATCGAAGATGGTTTAGGAATGCTTGCGGCTAATCCTAACGTGACTATGACGCCGGTTCCGCAAAGCTATGCCGAAGTTGACCATATCATCGACGCGCTACTGACACAGCAGCACAGCTACAAATGGCTGGTGATTGACTCGATCACCTCGCTGGAAAAGAAGCTGTGGCAAGACCTGTGCAAAAAGTACAACCACGAAAGCATTGAAGCCTTTGGCTATGGCAAGGGATTCAACATGGCACTTGAGATTATGAGCAAGTTTATTCTCAAATTGCGCCAGCTACGTGACCTTAAAGGCATGGGCGTGATCATCATTGCGCACAGCAATGTGACCACCGTTAACAAACCAGACAAAGACCCTTATGACCTGTACGGCATTCAGGTGAACAAGAAGCTGGCGGATTTCATTCATTCGCAATGTGATCTGGTGGGCTTTGCTGAAAAAGAAGTGTGCATTCGCACCGAAGATAACGGATTCAGCCAGCGCGGCAAAGCCATTGAAACCGGTCAGCGCTTGTTGCACTGCTACTCAACTGAGAAGTACAGCAGCAAAAACCGCTACGGCATGGAAGATATGCGCCCAATCCCACTCGACTTTAACGCTCTGATGCAGGCAATCGCATCAAAAATCCCACAACAACCTAAATCAGTACAGGAATAACAATCATGGCATTTTTTGACCCAACTAAATTCGACCCGCAAGCCGCCAAACAGGCAATGTTCAGCGCTATTCCAGAGGGCGAATATCGAATAATCATCACTAAAGCTGAACCAACACGCGGCCAAACCGGCGATATGAGCAAATATCCTGGTCGTTGGTATGACTACCTGCAATTTGAATGTGACGTGTTGATGCCTGACGGCGGTGCGCGTAGCTACTCTGAACGCTTTATGACCAATCACGAAATGGCCGATCACGACTCTTTCAAAGGATTGGTGGCCGGTGGTCAAACGCGCATGTTTGAACTGTATCAGGCGCTTGGTTTGGCTGGCACGGTTGTTCCAGATGATCAGATCAACAGTCGATTGTCAGGCCAAATGCTCATGGCACGAATTGGCTTGAAGAAGAAAGAGACAAACTACCCGAACTACATTGCCCAATTAAAAGCCATGCCCAATACCGGCCACGTTGGCGGTACAACGCCAGCACAACCGGCTATGCAACCTCAACCAGATGCGGGGCTGGCAGCGAATCAAAACCCTTACGGTAATTACTAACTGAAACGGCAGGCCGGATCAGCGCTCCGGCCTTGTCTTGAGGAACCACAAATGAACAACACGGCAAATTACGCTGAAATGATTTTTCAGCGCTTATCAATCATTGAGCAACAGAATAAACAGTTACAACAATCGCTGAATAAGCTGGTGAATCAACTAGCCAGCAATGATGCACAAGACCAACTGAATGCGCAGTTGGCCCTTTTGCCAAAAGTGACGCCTGCGGTAAATGTCACGAAAGCTATCCAAGCGTATGAGCAGATAGAAGCGGCTAACGATGCGGTGTTCGATGAACCCGCCAACGATGAAGTCTTTATGACCGATGAACGCCGTGCCGACTACTTGGTACGGTACGCACACCGCGAAGAATGTTTAATGAACAACCCTAAGATCCTGGTCACGATATGCCGGTTAATTAAAGAGGGTTACACGCAAGAGGATATTGCAAAGCGGATTAACCAGAATTTTCATCCGTTCACGGTGGCGAATGTGGTGCATTCTCTACTGTGGGCAAGGGCTAAGGATTACATTCACGTTGACGATCCGTACAGATGCAAACTGACACCGCAAGCTGACTTCCACATTACACAAAAGTATTTCCTCGATGTGATTTCTAAGAGGAAAGATTATGAATAATAAACTGACCGATCTGATTTACGGGCGCTACGCTGCTAACGATGAATCATTCCGGCCCCATCACGGGGCATCACAAGGCGGTGAACCCTGCCTGCGAAAACAATGGTATTCATTCCGGCATGTGTCCAAAGTCGTGTTTGATGGACGAATGCTGCGACTGTTCGCGCGGGGGCATCGTGAAGAACAGTTTTTCGTGGATGATTTGCGCAGTATTGGACTGGACGTGCAAAACGTTGACCGTGCCGGTAATCAGTTCCGGCTTGTTTGTCCTGACAACAAGCACATAGGCGGTAGTTGTGACGGCTACTTTCGGGCCGGATTCGATATTGATGTTATACCCCGTGGCACGATTGGCCTGTGCGAATTTAAAACATTTAATGCTAAGTCATTTAAAAAGCTGGTGGACGCGCAATCGGTGGCAGATGTGAAGCCATTGCATTACGCACAGATGCAGCTTTACATGGGCTGGTCAAAACTGGGCTGGTGCATTTATCTGGCTGTCTGCAAAGACAATGACGAGCTGTATTGCGAAATTGTCAGGTTTAACCAGTCCGATTTCATGTACCACGAAAACAATATGATTCGCGTGGTTGCAGCGAATGAGCCGCCAGAACGCATCACGGAAAATAAATCAGATTTCTCTTGCCGGTATTGCGACCGCAGCGATGTTTGTTGGGAAGAACAGTTTACACTGAACATTAGTTGCCGGACGTGTGTGTATGCCATGGCGGCTAATGATGGTTCATGGCGCTGCCAGCATGAAGCCGGTGATCCGATTATCGGTGACTTGGGGCATGAGACAACCAAAGGCTGTGACAATCATTTAATCATTCCAGCGCTACTTGCGAAAGTGGCAACGCCAATTGGCAGCGACGTTGAAACCAACTCAATTACTTATGAAACACGGCAAGGTAATCACTTTGCTAACGCACGCGCAGGCGGGTTTACGAGTTGGGAATTGGCAAAGATTATCAGCGTGAATCCATCGCTGCTTGATGCCGGTTCACTGGTCGCAATCAAAGCGGCCTTTGATGCAGAAATTAAAGACGTGCAGGGGGCAGCATGAATTACTTTGTTGCTGTATGTGTGTCATACCTGTTTATTTTTCTGCGTGCGGGTCAGCAAATAAATGTGATTCGTGGCTATTACCGTCGCATACCTCTTTATTCATTCGCTATCGCTTTTTGTGAAGTCACAGCGGTTCACCTGATTGTGCAAGACACGGTTTGGATCGCAATCCCGCTTGGTGCTGGTGGGTGCCTGGGCGCGTGGCACGCAATGAAAATGAATAAAGTTGTCCGGGGGGATCGCACGATATGAAGTTACGCGATTACCAAGATGAAGCGGTGACAGCAATCAATCATTACTTTATTGGTAAGCGCGGTGATAATCCGCTGGTGGTCGTGCCGACCGCTGGCGGCAAGTCGCTTATCATCGGTGAATACATAAAGCGTTGCGTGCAGAAATGGCCGGACACGCGCTTTATGATGATTACCCATCAAAAAGAACTGATTGAACAAAACTTTGAAAAGCTACTTGCGCTGCACAATGAGATCGACGCGGGTATTTATAGTGCAGGGATTGGCCGCAAAGAAACAGATAACCAAGTTTTGTTTGCCGGTATTCAGTCCGTTCATGCCAAGGCGAATGCAATTGGCCGCGTGGATGCCCTGCTTATAGATGAATGCCACCTTGTACCGAAACAAGGTACGGGCCGGTATCTGAAGTTTATCAACGATATGCGCCAAATTAACCCGCGTTTAAAAGTGATTGGCTTCAGTGCTACCCCCTACAGAATGCAAGGTGGGTTGCTGTGGGAAGGAAAAAATGCCTTGTTTGACGGTATAGCCTATGAAGTTCCTGTCAAAAAGTTATTGAATGACGGGTATATCACCCCCCTGGTTACGCCAACGGGCGGAATTAACACTCGCATTGATTTGACCGGTGTTGACGTAAGCAACTTTACCGGCGATTACAAACAATCACAAATGGCAGAACGGTTTAACCGGCCACACTTGGTAGTCGCTGCCTGTCGTGAACTGGTATCGCTCGGCCATGACCGGAAATCATGGATGATCTTCGCTGCCAGCGTTGACCATGGCATTGCGCTGACAAATGAATTGTGTGAACGCGGTATCGACGCGCGATTCGTGGACGGCACCACCCCTAAGCGGCAGCGTGAAGAACTGTTGGAATCATTTAAGGCCGGTCGCTTCCGTGCGATTGTGAATGTTGGTGTATTAACTACTGGTTTTGATGCGCCAAACGTTGATCTGATTGCGCTGTTGCGTGGCACCAAGTCCACAAGTTTGTATATACAAATGTGTGGTCGTGGCGTCAGGTTGTTTGACGGCAAACAAGATACCCTCGTATGTGATTTCGCAGATAACATTCTCACGCACGGGCCTTTCGATGCGCCCCGCGTGTTCAGTCAGCGTGAAAGCACAACGGTTGGTAAGACGCCGACCAAGCAATGTCCCGATTGCGACTTTGCCTGCGCAATTCAGTTATCCACTTGTCCCAATTGCCAATACATTTTCCCGCGTAAGGAACGCGAAGTCAGTCACCATGACCAAGCGGCCAAGGTGTCTATTATGTCGTCGGAAAACAGCACGCAAATTGCGGCTATCAGCCATATAGAAGCGTGTGTGTACCAGAAAAAGGGTAGCCCGCAGTGCATACGCATTGATTACATGAATAGCATTTTCAAAGTGGCAACTGAGTTTGTGGCACCTAACGGCCATGATTTCGCCAAGCGCAAAGCCATGCAGTTTTGGAATGCGCTAATTCCTGAACGCATCATGCCTACTGACATAGCGACCGCTGTTGAACTGTTGAATTTGTATGGCCGCTACAGGGTGCAATCAATCGAAATAACAACCAACACCAAATACCCGCAAATTGTCAGCAGGAGATTAAACAATGACGCTCGCAGTGCATGACCAAGCGATCAATAACATGATCGATATGCTGAAAGACCATGTAGCCAAAGAACAGCTAATGACCTATGTAGGGCTGTACTTTAAGTATGGCCCCGTGCTGAACGAAAAAGATATTTGTGATTTTTTCGGGCTGACCCCGCGTGTAATGAAATACCAAGTCAAACAAAACCAATTCCCGATCCGTGTCGTGCGTCGTGGGCATCAACTGTTTGCGCCTACCGCATCACTAATTGGATTTTTATACCAAGGAACAGACAATGACTGATTATTTAGGCAGTAACACAGCGCTTGAATTGCGCGATTCATACGGCACCCCGCAATGGTTATTTAACGCTGCAAATGATGAATTCTTTTTTGATTTAGACGCGGCAGCCAACGATGAAAACCACAAGGTAGATAAATACCTGACAAAAGAAGTGGACGCATTAAGCATAAGTTGGGTAAACGATATTGGTGCCAAGCGGATATGGATTAACCCGCCATATTCCGATATTGGCCCGTGGACTGAAAAAGCGCTAATTGAAAGTGAATTAGGTGCAACAATTGTTATGCTAATTCCGGCTACCCCTGACGTGCGCTGGTGGCCTAAACGGGTCAGTGAAATACGTTTTATTTCGCCTGGGCGAATCAACTTTATTGATCCTGCCACTGGCCTTGAAAAGAAAGGCAACACTAAACCGTCTGCTTTTTTAATCTGGCGTCCATATTTAAACGACCAAACATTCACCCGATATGTGCCAAAAACACAATTGCAGCGATTAGGTGGGTACAAAAAATGAGCGCAGAACAACAAGTTTATACAATTGATGATTTACGCAAATTGTTTGGGAAAAGTACGCACGGCATTGAAAACATGATCGCGCGTGGTGAATTACCCAAAACGTTAAAGCGTAGGGGATCGCGTTCACCGCGTCAGTGGCGAAAAGTAGATATTGATAAACTGCTCGGTTTGAATTCCCAGACGGCAGCAAACGACCCGTTTTTTAATGGTAGACCGTTTACCATTGAGCAGGAACGGGCGCTAAAAATGATTGTCAGGGAAGCGCTTTTGGCGGTATTATCCGACCCGCATTGGACGCACCAACAACAATAA